GCGTCGGCCTTTTCTGGCGGCGGAGGCGGAGGCGGAGGTGGTGGTGGCGGTGGCGGTGGCCGCAATAGAGGTTTTGTAGGCGGCCATGGTTTTACGTCGGCCCCTGAATTTGTAGCCGCTGGAATAGGAACTTTGGCTGCTCGTGAGATGATATCTGCCGCGTCAGATTTTGACAAGGCCATGGCTACGGTCCAGGCTGCTACTCGTGGAACGTCGGCAGAATTCAGTCTTCTTCGAGACTCTGCTCTCCAGATGTCTACGACGAGTGTATTTTCGGCTACAGAAATTGCGGACGCGATGGCTGTGTTAGCTAAAGCCGGTTTATCAGCTACGAATGTAGCAGTAACAATTCAACCGGCGTTGAATCTTGCCGCCGGATCTTCCGAAGAATTAGGGGTAGTTGCTAGATCGGTTACCGACGTTGTTACTCAGTTTGGGCTAAGTATGCAGGATGCTGGCATGGTGTCAGACATCATGGCCACGACTCTGGTAAAATCTAAAGCCGAGCTAAAAGATTTGATCCCCGCATTTGTGCAAGGCGGCGCGACAGCTAAAGCCCTTGGACTTACTCTTCAAGATACGGCCGCTATTTTTCAAATGCTTGCTGATGCTGGTATCCGAGGTACTGCGGCTGGCACAGCACTTCGAAACATATTAGTTAGTCTCGAAACAGCGCCCACGAAAAACGTATTTGCAGATATTGGACTTTCGGTTCAAGATGTATCTGTACAAACCCTTGGATTTGCGAAAGTTCTCGATAATCTCAAAAACGCAAATATATCTGTAGCTCAAGCCAACCAACTATTCAATCGTCGAGGACTTACACCATTTTTGACTTTGGCTCGCCAAGGATCCGAAAGATTTGAGGAACTTCGGGATAATACAAATGAAACCGGCGCCGCCCTTAGATTTTCAGCTGATGCAACGAATAATCTATCCGCTGCCTACATAAAGCTAAAAAATTCTGCCCTAGCTCCGATTATTGCATCGTTCCAAACACTAAAACCTGCGTTGATGGGGACGTTGGACGTGATGTCTGTTATGGCCCAGTCTCCGCTTGGTAATGGGCTCGTAAAAATAACAGCAACAACTATCGCTCTTGGTGGTACTCTCGCTACGCTTGTGATTGCGGGTAAGGGCGTTGCTAGAATGTGGGAAGCCATAACTGTCTCTTCTGCAAAAGCAGCTATTGCCCAAACAGCCGCTGGTAATGCTGCAACTGGTGCGACATTGGCTGGATCTGCTGGTAAGATGTCCGTTGGAGCTAAAATAGGCATATGGGGACTCATCGCTGCGGGAATTTACGAGATCGCTAATGCTTGGTTGTATACTAGCTTTGCTGCTGAGAAGGCTGCAAAAGCGCAACAAGATGCTTATCTACAGGGAATAGACAAGGCTAAAGCATCTGGGATCAGCCGCGTGTCGGGCGCGAAGTCGTTGGAGGAACTTCGCGATATCCGAAAGGGAGCTAGCCGGGTATTAGCTGCTAATCTCGGTGCTGATTATCAAACGGCTCTTGAGGAACAAACAGCTGCGCGAGACGAACTTAAAAAACTGGCTGATAGACCATTACCGCTGGACGCTAGACATCAACCTATCTTCGGCAATGAAAGAGAACTATTCGAGGCATCTAAAAAAGCTGCTGTGGAGGATGCTCAGGTACAGTACGCTGCTGCCCAGAGTAAAGTAAAGTCGCTCGAAAACTATGAATTTACATTACGCGAAGCTGGGGCTGTTTTTGAGGCTTATTCGGCACGAGAGGCGGAGTTACTCCACGAACAATCAGTTGCGATGAATAAGTTCAACGAGTTTAAACGGCGCGGCATAGAAGAAACTACGGAAAACGAAGAGCAAGCTTTGCGGCTTAAGTTTAATCGCCTACAAGAAGAATATGAAGCAGAAGTTAATACGCAAAGAGCCATAGCCGTAGCAAAAACAGAAGACGAGGGCAAAAAATTTGAGATAGACGTGGACGCCGATGAACTTATCGCAAGTCGTCGAGAAGCTAACGAGCGTAAATTTCGAGCTGGTCAACTGGAAATTCGCAACAAAGATGCAGAAGAAAAAGCAAGGTACGAGTCCGCTACGTTAAATCGGCAGATTAGAGTTACCCGAAACGGAGGAAGAAAGCTCAATCTTCAAAAAGCTAAACTGGATCAGGAATACAATAAGGACATAAGAAGGCTCGAAAGAGAAGCTAATGCTAGAGGCGTTGAATCGGACGAAGAACTTATCCAAGCTAAGTTAGACCGAAGAGCCGAGTACGATGTAGAACTGCTAGAGCTTGAGAAGCAGACAGCGGGGACGGTAGCACATCTGTGGGAAAGCGCAATGAATTCTGTAGAATCTAGCACAGCCGACGCGTTTACAGCTATGATTCTGGACGGTAAAAAATTTGCAGATGCCATGAAAGACATTCAAAAGTCCGTGATTCGGGCATCTGTTCAAAGCGTGGGCCAAGGAGTTGCGCAAGGTCTGACATCTTCACTGTCTTCGGGATTGGGATCTATGATGGGCGGAGCTGCCCAAGGTGGCGCAGCCCCAGCAGGGGGTGGCGGATTTATGTCTATGCTAGGAAGTTTGTTCGGCGGTGGAGGAGCCGCCGCGGGTGGAGGAGCCGCCGCGGGTGGAGGAGCCGCCGCTGGTGGTGCAGCTCCAGCAGCTGGAGGATTTGGCGCTGCGATGAGCGGAATGGCTCCGTTAGCTATAGTTGCGGCGCTAGCTGGGATAGGGCGTGGAGGAATGCAGTTAGGCGGACGAGGTTCTGGGGGACGAAACGCCGCGATGGCGGGTGGAGCTATTGGAGGAGCGCTTATAGGCGGCCCAATCGGAGCTATAGCTGTGCCACTCGCGATGCGAGCACTTGGAATAACTGGAGGAGCGAGCAAAAAGAAAATAAGGCACCGAAGAGCCCGCGCTGCTGCGCATGCCATGATGATGGCCGAAGTCGAGCGTCAAAAAGAACGTACTCGTGCCGGCGAACAGTTGCAGGCCACATTTGGTGGCGGGCTTATGACCACCCAAGGAGCGTCTGAAATTGCACAAATTCTTTCTGGAGGTATCAGCGAAGCCGAGTTGCAAGAACTCGAAAAGGGCGCTGGCGAAACTCCGGGACTCGGTGGAGTAATAGGTGGAACCAACGTAGCTGGCGCAAACGTGACTATGAACAATCAGTTCCAAATACGAACCGGGATGGATATAAATCTAATTGCGCAACAGCTGGGCCAGCAGATCGCTAGTTTCTCGCCAGGCGGGTCTCCGTAAATGCCAGCTACCATCCTTGTAAAATACGGGGATGTGACGTTTACCACGGTTTCCGAGTCGTGGACCGAGTCTGTTCCAAAACGCGTGAACCCAGCTGTTCTGGCTAAAACTCATGGAACCAGACTCCAGGAAGATCCTCCTTGGGATGCGAGAACAATAGACATTGCGGTTAGTTTTTATGGAACCGATGCCGCAACTCCTGGAACTACGGCTGAGGATGCTCGAACAGCATTCGACGAAGTAATTAACGCATTCCCGCAAGGCGTGAATAAGCTATACAAGCACAGCGACCGTTACATAAACGCTGTGTTTACAGGTGTTTCAGACGAGACGTTTCCCCAGGGAACTGCTGGACTGGTTATCGTGTGTCACATTAGTTTCTACTGTCCTGACCCCTTCTACTACGGCTCCGAGACAGCTGCTACTGTACAGGCAAAAGGAGTAAGAGCTAGTCTTACTAAAATTACTGATACGGGCACTCTTACAAACGACGATTTAACGTTCACAGCCAAAGAAGTTGGTCCAAGAGGAAATAATATTCGGGTAAAGATGACAAACGCGGCCCAAGCCGTAGTTACGTCAACAACAGAGTTGAATGCGACCAAAGTTTTTGGCGCTGTCGCTTTAGACGCTGATATTACCGTTACAGCAGTTGCTACTGGGACGACTGGCGAAAGAATACGAGTCAAGTTTGTCAACAGCACCGAAGAACTAGTTGAAGTAAGGGCCAAAGATATCAGAATTACCTATAACGCAGGGACATCTACGGCCAACGATTTGAAAGACGCTCTCGATAGAAGCAAGGATGCCCGCGCATTGGTTACTGTAATTGTTCAGGGATCGGGAACGGGGATATGGGCAACTGGGGATGCCCAAGGATTCACTAATCTTGCTCGCGGACAAAACAGGGACATAAACGTTTCGTTCGGTACTAGTTCGGCGAATACACTTAAAACAGCGATTGAGGCAGATCCTACAGCTAATAGCTGGGTAAGCGTTTCTGTAGAAGGGAGTGGGGCAGGAACCTGGGAATCTGGAGATGAGTCGGACTATGAAAATTTGGCTAACGGAGCTGCCGAAACAATCTCTCTTACTAACGGCGGAGGCGCGCAGCCCGTATTCCCGAGACTAACGTTCAAACCATACCAAGGTGGCCTAGCCAGTATATCAGTTAGTTTATCTAACGCTGCCGAAGATACCGTAGGCGCAGATTGGACATTTGCTTTTACAACCTACACGTCAATTCCAAGCGACGGTAAAATCGTTATCGACTTTCCCGTGGGAGTCAGTCTCATCGGTGTTACAGCAACGAGTACGACTATGGACGGAACTCTTACCGCAGCGGCATCGGGAAATGTACTAACGGTTACGAGATCTACTGGTACGGCCGAAGCAGCCGGCGTCCAAAACTTGGTTATTGTTGGCGTAACTAATCCAAAAGCCGGAACTTGGGCTTGCGCGATCCAAACTACCAACGCATCGGACATAGTTCTAGATACGTATTCTACATCTACGTATTTCTCAGTTACGGGAAGTCCGGTAGTAATCTCGGACATAAGTCTAACCGTAAGCCCAGCGACAGCCAGTACGATTGATGCGACGTATACTTTGTCATTTGATCTTAGTGCTGCATTAGCAGCAACCGATGTAATAAAAATTCAGTTCCCTGAAAACACGACGATTGCTAATGTTGGTGCCGGGGAAGTAACCAGTAGTCAAATTGACGGAACTCTGGCGCCTACTGTATCCGGGAATACGCTAATAATTACTCGGAGCGGGGGAACATCCGTGGCGTCAGGAACAGATGTCACACTTGTTATAACTGACGTGGATAATCCAACATCCGGAGATTATGTGTGTCATGTGTGGGTAGAAAACTCCGGAGGAACGATAACCCAGGGCATCGACGCTCTTAGAACGCATTACGCAATAGGCGATTCACGTAGCGTAACCAGTATGTCTGTATTACCCGTGAAGAACTTTCCTGGTCGAACGTTTGACTACCAAGGAACTCTTGCTCCGAACCAAAGACTAGTCGCAGACTTCCCGAACTTCACCGTAGAAAACAACGGAACTAGTGACTTGAATAACTGGAAGCAAGACGACGGAACGGCCAGTGATGTTCTTTATCTTCTTGATGACCCAAGCACTTTCGATCTAACGTGGGTGGGAATGGCAAGATTTGTTGAGGTGCTAGCCCGCTACAAAATCCGCTGGATTTAAAATGGCCGAAAGTCAGCAGATCCCAGAGCCGTATAATGTCCATGCGTGGCTAGTTCGCCCGGCCAAGCCCAGGACCACTCTCACTGGAATAACGGTTGTCCCAACAAGCTTTGTAGCATCCGCCGCAACGGTTGGGTATGCCCTAAACTTTACTCTGGCTACAACTCTGCCAGCTGATGGAAAAATACTGGTCGAATTCGATCCAGGATACGAATTCGGAACTCTTGGAGCATCATCTACAGAAATAACCGGGACTTTTGTTCTTACTAGATCTGGCCAGGTCGTAACTGTAACTAGACAAAATGACGGTACTACGGATATTGGAGCTGTCGACCTTACCATAACAGGGATCACGAATCCTGCTGCCGGATCATACAATCTAAAAATAACTACCCAAGACACGGATTCTGTCGTTATCGACGGACCTGGGTCCAGCCCCAACTTTTCTATAGGCGGATTACATACCCTATCAGCAGCTTTGTCCAATACGACAGCAAGAGAGTATTCGGACTATACTTTTACGTTCACAGCTGTAACTGCTCTCCCTGCTGATGGGAAAGTTGTTCTTACATTTCCCTGGCAGACAACTTTCGGGCCATCTCCACTCGCTACGTCTACAACTATTGGAGGCGGGTTTACGGTAACGACGTCGGAAAATATAGCTACAATAACCAGAGATGGGACAGGAGCATCTGAAACTGGTGTTTCTGACATCAAGTTAACTAAAGTTTTGAATCTGTCCGCAGACACTTACGTTACTCAGGTGACTATACAAAACGCGGCTGGCGCAATTCAATCCGGCCCAGCAAAAACTACTGGTTACGCAGTTGGCACCGTAGCCGATAATACGTTCACGCAAAAACTTAAGCTAGATGTGATGGAAGGCTTGTGGGACTGGCGAGAGGATGGCGGGTCTAGCAAAGCCGAATTTACACTTGGCCAGGTCCTCGAAGATCCGCAAACCTATATCAACAACGAGTGGGAAATAATCCTTGATATTCGCGTCGAACCAGAACGAGAATACACTAGGTGGTATAGGGGCAACCTGGTTAATGTCGATACCCGGTCGATCGGTGGTAAAACTGTCAGTGTTGTCCAGTGTAACGGGGCATGGGCCACTCAAGCAAATAAAGCCAGAGTAGAAAAAGATTACACAGCCGGAACTAGCGATGTTCAGGCACTGATAAAAGACGTCATTCAAAGTGGCGGTATACCGAACGAATCGACTATTCTTTACGACTCGACTAAGATTGCGTCGGCTACTTATACACCTACGACCTTTGACGCTCGCGGAAGTGCCGCGCATGTTATAGAAACACTTGCACAAATCCAGGGACAAACTACTTACAAAGTAAATCCCGCTGATCGAAAGATATATACAGCAGCAAAAACGCTTACTGTGCAAGAGCGAAACATATACATCATCGGAAAAAATGCTCAAGAGGTTCACTACGGGTCCGGTCGAAACCACTTGATCAATATGTTCACATTGATCGGCCGTAATAACTCTGGTCTTTCCCCCACAGTAGTAAGAGGAGACGAAGAAGCTGTTACAGAGTACGGAACGCGCAATAAAACAGTCATTCTTCCGTATTTGTCCGACACGGACGACTTGCAACGGTGGGCGGACAAACGAATTGAAGAAGCAAAAACTGTGCGCGGGTATTCCGTAGTTAGGATACCAGATGTTCAAAAGAGAGTCGAATCCGACACAGCGTCTACGGGAAATGTTCGGGTGTGGGGAACGAAAGTCGACCAAGAATCTGAGTTCGTCGATCTCCCTCTCTACAAAGTCCAATACCGTTACGGGCTCTCGTGTGCGAGATACGAAGTCCCGGACTGCACACCAGAAGAGACGCGACAACCTTCCAGATCTATAGAGGCTACAATCTGGATAGGTATCCCGCCGCCGAACATACCTGAGTGGAATGAGATTAACGAACTTGACAAGGAGCGTATCACGGAGTGGATCGAGCAGGGGCGTACGCCAGATGGCTACGACGGTGTCCCCACTACGGCTAATCGTCCCCAAGATCGGACATGGGACGGCCAACTTACACTAGACCGAACAAACGAAGATTTGTATCTGTGGGATGGAACTACCGAAGACTATATACGCATAGGAGGAAAAAACGTCGCGTTCTTGGATGAGGCCCCTACGTTTACCGGCGACATCACAATCTCCAATGCCGACCCCAGCCTTAAGTTAGTAGACACTACAGGAGCATCCGACGACTGGTCTGTAAATGTTGACGCTAGTGAATTCAACATTACCAACGATACAGATGCTGGCCGAAAAGATATCGCTATTGATGGTGACGGAAAGGTCACCATCGACCAGAATCTAGCGATAAAATCCGGGACTGCTAACGCGATGACGTTTGATCACGCGGCATCGGCTACTCGAACAGTCACATTTCCAGATGCCAGCATTACAGTAGCAAGAAACGACGCGGCGCAAACCTTTACTGGTCTTCAAACGTTTGGCGACGGCGTTGCCACCGATACCATCGCAGAAAAGACAGCAGCGGCCGGCGTGACCGTCGATGGCTGTCTCATCAAGGACGGCATCGCCGCGAACGCGGGGCTTCTAGACGGTCTGGACTCGCTCGCGTTCCTCAAGGCCGACGGAACAGTAGCCCTGACGGGCAACCTCACCGTAAGTGCGGGCGGCACCATCGACGGCTACGACCTTGGGGTGACGCTGTTGGACACCCCACGCCTGAGCACCAACAACACCTTCACGGGGCAGCAAACTTTCCAGGCGACAAATCCGATATTTATTTTCCACGATGGCGGCGGTGGCGTAGACAACCGCCGGTGGTGGTTCCAGGTGACGGATGATTTCGATCCTGGCGGCAAGTCATTTTTCATGATCCGTGGAGCGAATGATGCCGATAGCGCGGCGGTGCAAGCCCTCGCGATTCGCCGTAGTGGGCAGACGGTGGACTGGATTCAACTGAATGCCGCGGAATTGTTTGTTGCAGATGGGGCCAAGAAGATCGGCGATTCGGCGGGAAACCTGTACCAACAAGGCACGCTGGTCGCGCTGACGGCCGTACAGATCAACGATGCCGCGTTAAAAAGCGCGGCAAATACATTCACGGCAGACCAAACACTAAGTGGTGCTTCGGCAGATCGAAAACTCAATTGGTCCCGCAGCGGCGATGTGACAGCATCCGCAATAGCGTATATCGAATCAGCCGGGAATCTGCTATTTGGAGCTACAAGCAACAATGCGCTACGCCTTCTGGCTAACAATACGGAGTATTTGCGGATTCTAGCGGCCGGCAACATCGGTATGGCCGCAACCAAGAAACTGTTTCTGGATGGAGTAGGCGGTGCGGGTGACACATACTTATTAGAGTCGTCTGATAATGTTGTCGAACTCAGGGTAAATGACATCTCTGTGCTAAAGGCAAAGAATAACGGCATCACGGCAAAAGGAGGTTTGGTCGTACCGCTGTGTTTCATAGAGGATGGTATTCCAGCGACCGCTGAATTTGAGGCTAAACCTGTTGCTGGCAGCTCTACATTAGAGGACCCAAATGTGGAGTACGTAATGCCGTTTTCTGGTAGTATTGTGGGTATAGGTGTTGCCGCAAGTGAGCCGCGAACAGCAGGAACTGCAACATATATAGTCTCGAAAAATACGTTTACAACTGGATTCAGTGTTGCTCTAAATGCCACCGACGATCAATATGCTTATGATGACCAACCTATTGGTACGGATACATTTGTAGCTGGAGATAGAATAGGATGCCGACTTACCATCTCAGGCGGGTCATTCACACCAACGACAATGAATGTACAAATCACGGTATACGTAGAGTTCGACACAACAGGGATCGCATGATTCTCTGTTGTAAACCCAATTGATGCAGGAGGTATAAAATGGCCCCACGTAATCCATCTCCACTGGAGATAGCCAGACACGAATCTAGTATTCGCATAAAGGTAGCCCGAGACAAAATCATCGAGACTATCGCAGAGTTGCACCCTGAAGAGCAACTGGAAGCAGCTCAAGCCGCTGTCAACGCTCTACGGGCGATAAACGAACGTGTTGTCAAGCAACAACAGATTGACAAACTTAAACACGATGTCGGTATTTAGTCCCTTGTTAGAAATACTTACAATAGGTATAATGTAGTCAACAAAGAAAGGAATTACCTATGTCAGATGAAATAGCCCCTCTTTCTCCGGTCCAATTAGCGCAGCAAGAATCGAAAGCTCGAATTGACGCGGCCCGTGACAAGATCATCGAAGCTCTTGCCAACCTGCATCCACAAGAGCAACTTGAGACAGCGCAGGCACTGGTCAATTTGTTGAACATCAAAAACCAGCGAGCGCAGAAACTAGCGCAACTCGCTAAACTCCAAGCGGAATTAGGTGCGTCTGCCTAAATTCGTTGTGGTTCTGGGGTTGTGTTTGTGTCTCGGGTGCCAAACACAAGAGACGGTGGAGTCTCACATTTGTGAATTAGGACACATGGGGTGGTGTTGGCGATGTGGCCTACCAAAAGCGACGTGTCACGATGTTTATACTAGCCACGGACCTAGTAAGGAAATGACGCCATGTGACCGAGGCGCATGGTACCCAAAAGACCCCTACGTAGTCCCCAAAGAGTATCAGGCTCCACCAACAGATCTAGAAAAAACCGAAATTTTAACCAACTCTCATGGGGACACGTCAAATGGAAATTAACGACAGCCAAGAGCTAAAAGAAGCGTTCGACAATGCCATGCAACATCAGAAAGAACAAAAACTCGAAGATGATAACTTCGTAATTCTTAAACTGCCAAAGAATGCTTTCCTATCGCTGGTGTCCCAACAGTTTCATATTTCGAGTGATGGTTCTCTACTAGTCAATACAAATAGCGAGGCTATTCCACGAGAGTATGAGTGGGGCAAAATGTCTAGCATTCGGCTAGCAAAATTTGTTTCTGGTGTTGTCCAGCTACAGCGATGTATACTTGAACAGGCTAAGAAAATGGTCGTTTCTAAAGAAGGTCCCTGATTCGCGGAATTCACATGTCACCAGACCCATCGGTTGAAACATCTCTAGCTCTCGTAGTTCAAAGCATCGAACGCATAGAAACTACGTTAGCCAAAATGGAGATTAATGGACAAGACCAGTGGCGGCATATTCGAGTAATGGAGAACGAGTCACTAAGACAGGCTGGAGCAATAAAAGCAGTCCAAGTAGTCGGAGCCTGTGCTGTGGCCATTAGCGGTATTGTTATAGGTATTTGGAAACTTATCCTGTGACTCGTAACAAAATGGCGGTTTCATTATTGTTGTGTGTTAGCTGCATAAGCGCGGGCGACCAACGGATTGTAGAAGATCAGCGTCAGATTGGTTCGCTAGTCGAAAATGTCGGAAACACCCTATCATCTCACGACGACTCAACGGTGTCTAGTTATGGACAGGATCTTCGCATACTTGGCAAGGATGTTCGTTTAGGCGCCGAAACTCTGCAACAAAATCTTGTCGGGGGGCCACCAACACCCCAAACGTACAATCCCGGCAAGGCAGAACAGCACCGTAATCAATCTGACAGAGCTGCGGAACAACGCCAAGAACTGTTAGCATCCACACTCGGATTTGCGGGACGACTAACGGGTTTTGATTATGCCGGTATAGCGGCTATTATTACGGCTCTTGGCGGAACTGTTATAGCCATTCGAAGAAGTAATAGTGCAAGACGAGAAGCGGACGTAGCAAGTCAAGAAGCATCTAACGCGAACCAAGAAGCCGACATAGCCGTGCGATCTACGAGAATTGCCTTAGACGAAATTTCAGATATTCAGCCAAAGAGCGGAGGTCAGTCCCCGCGAGACTTGGTATTGGAAGATATGAAACGTCTCCAAGAAGGCGCCGGCATGCGAGATCGAATTCGAGTGCGTCTAAAGAAATATTGATCTTGACGATGGCGTGAAACAGGTTTAGTCTGTCTACAGACAAGCGTGTTAAGAGAGGCAATAATTGCACCACGTATTTCACTTTCAAGTTGACGACCTGATTCCAACTAAGGAGTCCGCCGAGGACGCTCTTACAAAGATTGCGTCCACTCTCGATTCTGTCGAGCTGAATAGATGTTCGATCGTATACGATATCGAAGATGAACCCAACATAACTGGAGTAACAGCTGTTGCGTTACTCGCAACTGGAACTGTTGTAATAACAACCTATCCCGAATTCGAAACAGCTTTTATAGACATATCGTCGTGTCAAGATTACGACGTAGCTAAGCTAGACACTAAATTAGCTGATTTGGGATTTCATCTGCTTCCCGCTGCACAACCATGATCGAGGAACGGGGACTAAATAACGATGAAAAAACTACCGGGATATGGCTAGATTTGTTTCATGCGTATCCAGACCTTCATAACGCCTTTAAAAATCCGGAATCCCTGTCATACAAAGCGTGGACTCGTATACACGGGGTGAACGAACTCCCGTCGCGAATTGCCAATATGCCGGGTGGCTCGGCTAACTCTAGCAAACCGGGCTACGTGCGATCAGCTAAAGTAGCGATGGTTGTGAATCCGTCTATCCATTGTGGTATACGGGAGCACACATCCTACTTTACCGAGCACCTCAAAACGCCTTGTGTAACAGTATCTCAAGACCCCCGAGCGCCAGATTTTTATAGTGTGGTAGCGGATTGCTTAGTAAATCGAGTAACCGTGGCCCATATACAGCACGAATTTAGTTTGTTCCTGGACCGATCGGCGTTTACGAGACTTTTAACCAAGTTAAAAGAGTCCAAGATAAAAATTGTTCTCGATCTCCACACGGGCAGCACAAAAGAAGAAGATATAAAAGATCTGACTGGTTGGGCTGGAATGTCGGATGAAGTAATAACCCATTCGGACAAAGTAAGTGCCGTAGTAGCCTCGTCTAACCCGAAGCAATTTCCCCTTGCGCTTAGAGATGACTGTTTATGGGCACAAGAAGCCGATGACTTTGTAAGAGTTGAGCCAGAGAAAGTGGACTCGTCTTTACTTGTGGGGTCGATCGGTTTTCATAACGATCATAAGGGGTTCTACCAGCTATCTCAGGCCATGGGACTTGTACGTAGAAAATTTGCTGACGCCAAACTAATGATAATCGGGTCGCACAACTTTCCGTGGCAGGATCTTGCATTCGAGAAGGTAAAAAAAACAGCTGCTCTAGGGCCTCTTCTATTAATCGATCGATTCATGGAAATATCCGAAGTGGTTCGGACGCTTGGTCTATGCGACATAATCGTACTTCCATACCGAGTGAATTCTACGAGCCAATCTGGTGCTGTAGAAACGGCACTTCTGGCTGGTAGACCCGTAATAACCAGCGACTCTGAAATGTTCTCACACATCCCGACTGGGCACATTGTTGCTAAAGTTGGCGTCGACGCGACAGTAAAAGAACTTGGCGAAACTATACGCGAGCACGCTGTTCAACAACCAAGTAGTGTTAGACTTAGCAGATATAGACTTGCTTTAAGGAGAGGCAGTTGTTTAGCCAGAGCATATGACAACTTGTACGAAAGCTTGGCCTAATGGTTGCGAAGAAATCTACGTCCGTTCTCGTCTGCGTAAATTATCGAGGAGCCGAACGAGTCCGTAAAATGCTCGACAGTGTTCCAGCAACCACCAATTTTGGTCCCGACCACGTCGTTATATACGACGACGGTGTTCCGCAAGACATAGATGAACCACGAGGTATGGACTGGAAATTTTCCCGCCTACTTAGTAGTACTAATCTTGGTGTTGTTGGAGCGTATAATCGAGCTTGTAACTACGCCAGCGCTTTGCAAACGGATTGGATTGTTCTTGCGGATGACGATTTAGTATTTCCGGATACGTGGTGGCCAGAGTTTAATAATATAATGCAAAGCTCGCTTGCTCTTCTAATTGGCCCAATTTCGTGGAAAAGCTCGAACCGGCCGCCTCAAATAGACGGATTTCTAGAGGCAGATACGAGGCTAGCTGGTTACTGTCTTGCGTTCAAAAGGTCGTGTTACAGAGCTATTGGCGGATTCGACACAACATTTCATCATTATCACGGAGATTCTGACTTTTGTGTTCGAGCAACGGTAGCTGGAATGACGAGTTATCGATCCCACTGGCCTCTCGTACACCACACCGAACACGCATCGGTCACAGAAAATCCCGAGCTTGCTGCGGACAGATGGCGGGATACCGATACTAAGATATTCATTGAAAAGTGGGGCGAGTCAATTCTACATAACGGCTATCGCACGTCAAGCAATTTATGGTATGATCGAAGTAGTAAAATTCTAACCGGGGCGAGCCCATGAAACTTCTAGTCGCGATTACTACTTACAACGGCCCCGAGCGCGTTTTCGCCGTTTGGCGCAGCTTTCAAACATTTCAGCCGACAACAGAGTGTAAGTTTTTGGTAGTTGATGACGGATCGGATGGGCATCACATGCCCAAAACAATTGAAGCCACGGCAAAAAGCCTCGGTATGTCCCACATTAATCACAAAGATAACAATGGGCAACCGTGTAATCTTGGCATACCAACAGCGTGGAACACTGCTTGCGAATTCGCACAAGCGAATAATTACTCTCACGCGCTCATTTTGAACGACGACATCGAAATACTTCCCGGGGCTGTTGATGCTGCTACATTCTTTGCCGAGAAAAACAAAGACGTAGCAACAGTAGGTCTTACATCGGTATTTCCAACCCCGTCTGGAATGATACCGGATTGGCCCCAGTCTTTTGGACGAAATAAACCATTTATTTCGCACTACGCGAAAGGATGTGCATTCGTAATAGATATCTTGACGTGGAAGAAACTGGGCGGCTTCGACACCCGTTTTGTGTCCCACTTCGAAGATGTTGATTATGGTATTCGTGCGTCACAGGATGGGAAAGTAAATGTAACCATCCCTCAAGTCATGTTGCACGGGTGGTCGAAAACGTTTGCCGCTAACCCGCACCTTCAGGGCCATCTTCGTCTTGAAATATCCCGCGTGCTGTTCAAAAACAAGTGGGGCAAGCCGCCATCTGACTTTCCAACTCTCACCTGCATGAACGATGGCCGAACTTATCAATATCAAGACCTTAGTGGCGTACCAAGATCAGGTCAGTTGCCGTTTGTTAAAATAGGCGCGACACAAGACTAATGGCGTCTAGAAAGATAACAGATTACCTGTTCACGGGTGGCGTCGACACGCTAGAGGATGGGTCACTAGAAAAAATAGACCCGGCTTTCGTTGTCATCGTTCACAAATATTCATGCCCCAAGCTGAAGAAATATTCGTCTTTTACGATGATCGTCGAGCACCGAGAAACTCCAACTCAACTACAGTTACGGGAAATAATCGCAGCAGCGTCCCCTGTTCTGTCCAAAGGAAAAAAAGTTCTCGTTTTGTGTAACGACGGGAGTCAGCGCTCGTGTACAATCGCTTCCGTAATACTTGCACACGCAAATAAAGAGCCCGTAACCAGGGTTATCAACCGTATGTGTAAACAATTTCAGACTTCGGCGCAGGGGATGCATGTTTGGTATCCATACGAGCACTGGCTCGCGGGAATTACAAAGCATTGGAATCAGCTAAAAGACTTGGTGGTGTAACTTGGCTAAACGAATAGGTATCGGCTGTACCACGTATCGGGGCCACGCCAGGGTAGAAAATCTTTTAACGTCTATTCGTCTCCGCAATCCGGGCGTAGATCGATTAAAACTAGATGTAGCTATACACGACGATGGATCACCAGGAGGAATTCCAAAGTCTACTTACCTAGCTTTGTATAAAATGCTGGACGCAGGATTTGGAGACATAACAATCGGAGGAACGCCAGACAATCGCGGCATAGCCCCGTCGTGGAATGCGCTAACAGATACTCTAATCAAACGAGGTGCCGACATTGTTATCCTGTTGAACGACGACATCCTTGTAGTAGATGACTGGGTAAGAACTATGGAGTATTTTCTCGACAACAATCCGTCTGCTGGGTCGGCGTCTTGGGGGTTTTACTGGTTTGACCCAGTTGATGTGCCGGCGCTTTTAGAGAACCCGGACTCGGTTACACCCCGAACCTACGACGCGCGTAAAAAGGACTCTTCGGGCAATCGAGAACACGTTAATAGATGGGACGCGGGAGATGCGACACCTGGTCGGTTAGGCGCACCGTCGGGGTGCTGTTTTGGGTTCACTAAGGAAAAGTGGGCAGAAGCCGCGAGATTTCCGGATCATTATAGATCCTTTCACGAGGAAACTTTTTTTTCATTCAAACGTTGTGAAAAAGGGCACCCTGCGTTTGGACTTACGTTTCCGTTCCTTTGGCATCAATGGTCAGCCACATTTCAAGAATGCCCCGAACTTAAAGCTAGCGAAACCATGACGCGATCCAGAAAGCTGTTCTGCAAAGATTTTGGTGTGCCGCCATCTATGAGCAATCACCCATTCGACTTCGCCCATCCTCGGGTTTGCGCCGTTATACCAGCGATGGACATAACGTGGATTTCGAAGAACGGGGTACAACGAGGGACTTCTCCTATTTGCGGGTGTAAGTTGTGCGTCGACTTTCGAAATTCTAAATAGTTCTGGGGAACTATAGTGATACCTGTTCTAAAGCCTAAGTACGGTATAGAAGAAGAACTGGCTGTAGCCGAAGTCCTTCGATCTGGTTGGTCCGGGTTAGGACCTCGAACAAAAAAATTCGAGGACGCTTTTGCTAACTTTATAGGAAATGGTGTATATGTTGTTGGCACTAACAGTTGCACGTCGGCGCTGCACCTAGCGCTAGTTTTACTCGATATCGGAGAGGGAGATGAAGTAATCATCCCGGCTCTTAACTTTGTAGCCGGTGCCCACGCAATTAGATACGTGGGCGCTACTCCTGTATGGACAGACATCGACCCACATACTTTGTGCGTATCTTCCGATGACATAGCTAGAAAGATAACCAAAAAAACGAAAGCTGTAATGGTTATGCACTATGGTGGAGAACCATGCGACATGGACTCCATACGAAGAGTTACTAAACACATCCCTGTTGTCGAAGATGCCGCGCACGCCTGCGGAGCTTTTTATCGCGGTACGCGAATAGGGAGAAATAATATTACCTGTTTCTCTTTTCACGCCGTCAAAAACCTGTCAATGGGGGAAGGCGGCGCTCTTGTAACTCGCAGTCAACAACTTTATGAACGAGCGATAAAGCTCCGATGGTTGGGGGTAGATAAGAGTACTTGTTCGAGATCTGTTGGAGGGCATTATAGTTGGGGCTACTCTATTGATTCTGTTGGGTGGAAGTATCATCTGTCAGATGTTTCGGCGGCCATAGGTCTTGTGCAACTCGAAAAACTAGACGAAAATAATAGCCGTCGTCGGGAAATAGCGAGTCTCTACAGGTCTAGGTTGTGGTGTGTAAGTGGAGTGTCTTTAATCGGACACGACGTTAGAAACACGTCCGCCCAGCATCTGTTCGTCGTGAAGGTAGATCCGACAAAACGAAATGATATAATCAACAATCTCGCTGACCGTGGGATAGGTACATCCGTCCACTATCTTCCTACCTACGAGCACGATGTTTACAGATCCTCGGATCACGACTGCCCCAATACTGACGCGGTCGCTGGGTCCATCCTATCCTTACCTATGCACTTGTGGTTGACCGACGGCGATGTTGACAGTATTTCAGACGCGCTAATAGAAGCTGTGCTATGACAGATAAAAAATTCTGTCGCGACCGAGTTTTATCCTATGCGTCGTCTTATGGTGGATACGCCATGTTTCCTTACATGCCTTGTCTTTTGAATGACGGCATCATTCTCGATATCGGAACGTCCGAAGGAGACGAAATACAACATTTTACACAATACCCCAACAAGATAATAGGATTCGAACCCGACGTCGAACGAGCCAAAAAAACACAGTCTCGTTTCGGCGAAATGGCGACTGTGTTACCGATGGCCGTAACAAACGCAACCGGATCAGCTAGAATGGGTAACTGGGGAGGGGATGCTGCTAGCATACTTTGCGCTAATGACACATCTCCCACAGTTCAGACAGCATCTCTTAAATCGGTTGTCGAATCAACAGGACCCGTTGCCTTGATTCGTATGAATTGCGAAGGTTCGGAGTACGACATACTTCGGTCAATAGATAAAGATCTCGCCGACAAAATATCGCAGATTTCCTTTATCTCGCACCCCCAATTTATCGGCAATACATTGTACGACGAAGAACTAAAACGTCTTGGCGAATACTTTCGTGTGTGCATAAAACAGGCGCTCCCCTGGGGGGATAGCTATTTGCTGGTAAAAAGGGGGTTGGTGTCCAACGACTTGCTTATCTCAATTCCAGTCTACGCAGCGAATAGGATAAGAAGCCTTGACCAGTTTCTACGAAACATAGACAAAAATAGTTTCTTTCGCACAGAAATAATTCTGGTTCGCGAATCTTGCGACATAGAGACGTTTCCGCAAGACGAGCTGCCGGGATTTTCTACTATGAGAGATTACTTGTACAGATTGGATACGAGTCTATTACCAAGACTAAGCATAAGAGAAATTTTTCTGCCTGACCGGAAACAGCCGATAGCGAGTATGTTCGATTGGCATAGGAGAATGGCCGAGGCTACTAATACTGGGTTCGATTATGCGTCTACAAACTGGGTGTCCAACGTAGGAAATTGCGACTTTTATTATTCTCCCAATTGGGACATCAATCTTCTCAAGTGGGCAACAGATCAAAAGGCACTTGTCCCGGTAGTTCTGTTCGCTTACGCGCAGTCAAATGATTTTATTCGTTTAGATGACCATTCCGCCGATAACATGTTAAACGCGTATTGGTGCTACATCCAAAGAGTAAACAAGTTTACACACGAAAGGGTGCTCGTAAAAACTCGAAATCTGTCCGATTTACACGATTACTACATCTCCGAAATCGAGTTTTTAGAATGGCTCGATGTCACCGGGATACACAAACCAAATCTACTCGTCAGCGAGAATGGATGCCACAGACACGCGATAAGCCAATACGCGCAAATCATAGACAAAGACTTCTTTACATCTACAAACGGATTTGACCTTAGTCGTATAGCCCCTCATGACACAGATGGATGGAACCACTTCGACCAACGGCTAGCCGGGGACAATAAAAAGTACAGCCCGCAAGATTCGTTCTGTATGGAGGGACACTTTCCGATAGACTTTGATCCAGCAGAGAGAGCTGGAGTAGGTAACAGATTTTTTAGTCTGGACCAGTCTATTAGGACGTCATGAAAACAGTCGCATTTTTCGGCGGAAAGACGGTGGGCGCAGCTGTACTCAAGGAACTTTTGTCGAGCAGTAATATCGAAGTAGTTTCGATTGTATCAAATAAATCCGACTTGTCAACAGATCCAAAAGATAGCTGGTTCGAAAAAATCCATCCGTTAGCCAAGACAAGAGGAATTCCATATTCGACGTCTTTTTCTGCGCCCAGCATTCCTAGTAATACCGACGTTGTTATTTCTGCCTACTACGATAAAATACTACCGAAAAGTATTCTGTCTTTACCGGCTTTTGGAGCCTATAACGTCCATCTCGGAGATATTCGTAAGTACCGCGGAGCCTTTCCAACTGTGTGGCCAGTTCTTCGGGGAGACGATTTTTATGGCGTGTCAATTCACGAGATGGATAGTCAAATCGACCACGGACGTTTAGTAGCGTTTGCCGAGCGGGAGTTTCCATGTTGGTATACGGGAAGGGATCTGTACGATGACGCAGTAGAAACAGCAACACAGCTGTTCAAAAAACTTTTGCCGGTCCTAGAATTTGCTAACAGTAAACAAGATATTTGCCTTCTCGACACTTTACCTGCTGACCACGAAAAACGGGGGAACTTGTACTTCAGATCGGATTTTCCTGGACATTACTTAGACAAAGCCGATTCCAACCTCATCCGCCATGTCCAGGCTCTAACATTCCCGCCATTCCCACAACCATTTGTTAAACTTGGCAACAGATTCTATACAGTTAAACTGTCTTACGACCAAGAGAATGGTAACCACAATGATCGACACAATTCCATCTAATCCAACGGTCGTAAACAATGTCTCTATTAGACTGGGCGATGTCGAGCTACGATCGCTCAAAGAATCCGACATTCTGTTGGTGCAAACATGGAGGAATAAAAGCAGAGTTCGTTGTGGATTCTTCGACAGTTCTGAAGTAACGAAGGAAAAACATCGTGCTTGGTGGGATTACTATGTGGCATCTACCACAGATCGAAGTTTTATAATAGCATGCCAGGGCGATTACGTCGGATTTATTTCTTTGTACAATATCGACTATCTGAACAGTAAGGCGGAAATAGGCCGAATGATGATAGGAGAAGATGTCTTTCTTGGTAGAGGCATTATGCCCAAAGCCATCGACGCTATCGTTGGATACGCCCGAACTCTCGGCATCCAATCAATCTATTTGAACGTCAAGTTAGAGAACTTTTCGGCTATAAAGTGTTACAACAAAGCCGGGTTTATTCGATCAACCAGTGATCGAACGTCTATACACATGACTCGGTCAACCAAAGAGTAGGTAAATTGCCGATGTCGCTTTCAACCCCACAACCGTCTCTGTCTTCTGAATTGAATCGAACTGCCCGATTGCACGCAGCGGGTTCTGTACGCGGGTCTTTGGTTTATACGCCGATAGATAGTAAAGTCTTCGATTTAAGCAGGTTCAAAAATATACGGGTAAACTGGACTACGTTTTCTAGTTGGGACCGAGAGATTCCTGAAGTTGTTGCTCTATATTCTGTATCAGCCAAAAATGGGCAGTGTGTCGGTGTGATAGCAGTGGATACCGAGAAGCCTACACACGGAAGATTTGGTATAGCTGGGGTATCTCTTCGGTTATCAAATCGTGCTGTCAAACAAGTCGTATCGGATATTCGCGGGATATTTACCAGAAAGATAAACAAGATTCTGGGGACTCGTGGATGTTATATACAACTACCTACCCCAGTAAGTTTTAACAGGCGCGAAATTAAAGAACTTAGATCTGAGGAACTCCAATCTCTGGGATTTCGCCCCGACAATGGGTACTTGACATCCGGACCAGGAAATATTAAAGACAACAATCGAGTAACCCTTACGGTATATGTGAGAGACCGAATTCTGACAATACTTAGGTTTCTAGAATCGGTCAATAAGAACTCTTTCTACGATGGCCACGAAGTAATTCTTATGTGCCACCCGGAATACGAGCGCGCGTCTATCGCGGAATTTGCAGAACACCGCGGCAAAAACACGCCGATGAGGGATTGGATTGCCGAAAATCAGTCGTTATTTCCACGGATCCGAGTTCGCGTGATGTCTGGTTATCAGATACAACAACGTGGTAAAAAACCGTGGTTGGGGGTTTGGGAGGGGTTCAACCGAGCCATTTCTGATATAATGAGCACAGAGTACGTAGTTACAAACATGTCTTGTGGAGTTTGGTTTATGCCGAACTGGGATCTAAACATGTTAAAGTGGAGGGGTTACGCAGATGTTCTTATTCCTCGTTATGTCGAACTACGAGGAGCTGATCCAAAAATACTGCCCAAATGGTGGCACACGGACAGATTCTGTGATGTCATAAAGCTAGAGAACCACATGCAGACGGAAGAAAACATAACTACGCTAATAGGATCGCAATTCATTGCTCCGGGTTACGCTGCAGTCGAGGATTGTGCTGAGCGTAGGTACGGATACGTCATGGGGATGACTATGACGAGAGAGGCGTTTCTACAGACTGGTGGATTCCACGACACGGCATACCCAGACACGTCCGACTTCTTTTTTGACGATGTTTGTCGAGACCTGTCGTATTCGAAGTTACTCAGTTTAGACAGTGTTATAATGAGAACTCGCTACGCCATTAATACCTTTCGACCATCTCGCCAAGTCACAGGGGGGAAGGACGGGCTTTGGCACTATCCCGATAAATGTGGACTATTAGTTGGATCTCTGAAGAAAGAGTTGGCTGATAGGATACCCGATTCGACTAGGGTTTTAACCGATCATAATTCCTGTCTAGGAGTCGACGGGAGCATCCGATTGGGCGTATACAAGCACAAAGAGAAACTTAGTCGACAATGATTCCGTGGCCTGGATTCACGATACCCACATATTGTCGCAATCGGCCCGGCATAATAATGCAAAACGGTAAAGAGGATATACGTATAACGGCTCAGGAACCTACGAATTTCTGTCGGCAAATTTGCGAAAGCAACAACGGTTTAACGCAGGAAACTGAGACGTTAGATCCCGAAGTCACGCACACAAGCCCTGTCCCGATAGCCGAATTTGACTGGAGCAGTGTGTGACAAACCACAACGACTTTTCTACGTGGACTACAGCCTATATTAAAGAGCAAAATATTTGCCCCGAGTGGCACTATCTTCTGGAACACTTCGATGCACTCGACTATCGAAGACCGAGACATCCACAACTTATGGACATACGTAAACCTAACAACGAAGTTGGGCATTTTCAGCGCGCCGTGAACATCACATGGGCCATCAAATGCTGTCTTATACCGAATCTTACAGGTATCGAATTCGGATCGGCCGGAGTTCCTGCTCCTAGATGTGTAAACACAGACGTTCGTACTGGTCTTAAATCACACTATCCGCCCACTACACCGGTTTCAGAGCGTGCAACTATAGGGGGTGACTTGCGAGTAGACGGAGGATTCTTTGGTGAGTCCTATCTTCGCTATGACGAACTGTGCGGGGATACTGTCGAAGTTATGGGGACCGGGGCATTCCCGGATGGGTGTTTCAATCTTGTTCTTGCGAACCACGTCCTCGAACATATCGAAGCCGATCCTGTAGACACACTTAAAGAGTGGTCTCGACTTCTAATACCCGGAACTGGTCACATCGCTATTGTTGTTCCCGAACATCGCCCCCCGCGCTTAGATGTGTGGAAACTAGACCCAGATCACAAACACGCTTGGACAGTCGAAGAATTCGCGCAAATAGCGAAATCTGTTCCGGGGCTAGAAGTGATCGAACATGCAACTATGCTGAATCATCACTCCTTTCACACAGTGTGGAGGAAGCTGTAAGTGAAGATACTTTTTGTAACAGATCCAGAAGCCGACTACGGAGCCGCTTTACTTTATCGCGGGTTGTGCACCGCTCTCGGCGAATCGAACGTAGTAGACTTTCCGTCAAAACCGACGTGGCATTCCCCGCATACCCACAAGTACACTCGCGGAGAAGTTCCGTTCTACCCAGATCACGAAGGGCTTACATCTTGGTTCGACTGGATGAAACTAACTCCAGATCTTGGTTATAACGCAGACAGAGTTCTTTCGGAGTCCGCGACATTTGACCTTACTGTTTTGTCGTCGAATCGACGAGGGGTTTGGAAAGCCTGGGACTACCTCTATCATAAAGCCAAGTTTCCGAGGGCTGTCGTTACAGATCACGAAGATCACAACCTGCTATTGACACCATCTATTGTATCCAATGTTTTGCCTATTATGTTCAAAAGGGAGTTCTTCAGTGTTCCCGTTGTCCGAGACGGCTTTAAAATTTTTCCTCTTCCGTTTAGTTGTGGATGGGCAGATCTATTAGAGCCGGGTAACCCACTCGACCCTCAAAGGTCTGGTGTGTTCCTCTCGTGCAGCATTACGCACCCACTACGCAGCATAGCGACGGCTCAGATCAACGATTTCCAACAAGGTGGGTCTGTGAACCGATGCCAGGGAGATCGTTACGCTACGGGTCTGCGAAACGCCCTAATAGGCGTATCGGTAAGAGGGCATGGAGTCGATACTCTTAGACAATGGGAAGTCCCGTTTCACGGAGCCGCCCTTCTTACAGATTCCAGCTTAGCTATGCCTAATAATTTTGAACACGGCGTCGACTGTATTAGATACACTGACCATAGTCAACTTGGCCAAATCGTAAAAGACCTTTTAGCCGAGCCTGATATGTTACGAGACGTAGCAACGAAAGGGCAAAAGAAGTTGCTGGATTATCATACACCCAAACACAGAGCCGAATATTTTTTGGCTAGAATCAAGGAAGTAGCATGATTTTCGATAAACAACCCAGGAAACGCCAGCCGTTGTCTGACCTGCGGCCACCAGATGCCGCACAAGAACCTGTTGACCCTGAATTGGTTGAGGAACTGTGTCCCCCTGTTGTGAAGTCCGATGTAAAACAGCCGGCTTTCAACGAAAAGTCAGAAATTATATTCGAAGGACCAAGGCTACCCAGTGGCATCGCAATTCGATCGGATAGACAAACGACGGCCAGGAAAGGAAAGACCCTTGTTTTTGGCTGCTTCGATAAACAACTGATTCGGAGTCTTAAGCAAGAAAACCAGCTCGTTTTTCTGGCCTTGTCTGAGAAAGAGGCCGAGTTACTTCATAGTGTAGGACTATGCGACACGATCGTCATCGCTAACGGACTGCAACTTCCTCCGTCGGTCACTAAAGAGACTGTTGGGGGAGTTGTTCTAGGGAGTTACGGAGATGATGTTGCATCTGCCGATTCCCGCCGAAAACTGATTGAGCATCTTATTTGAGCCGGCTACTTTTTTTAACGAATCTTGGATCGGACTACGGAGAATATTTCAATCTCCGTGGGTTTGTTAAGCTCCTCGGCAAAGATCGTGTATGGGAGTGGCCAAGAAAGAATACCTATCATGGCCTAGCTGACCACTACCCAGAACGTTACGTCGGCAATACCCATTATCTAGGCCCAAAGGGTGCTTGGGGAGAATTGTGGACTGACCCATCTCTTTATCGTTCGTGGGAACCAAGCAGATTTCCAAGCGTCCCGATGTCCGGAGACGGCCCTCTTCATTTTGTAGAACCGTTCGAGACTTACAACCCGACGTTCGAGGAGATTATAGTTGCTATAGCATCTGGCGAGATCAGCGCTATCGTTCTCGGGTCTGCAAGATGGCACAGTTCCGCTGCGTTGTCCGAGATCATGAGTGTTTTGGGTCGAGACAAGTTACCAACACTTATCTTCACCGACATGGAAGACTACTACCAAATACGAACGGACTTCATTGGTGCTTTCTATCCTGATGTTTACTTCAAGCGCACGTTCATCAAGCATGGCAATCCGAAAACTCTGCTAACGGGAGTCGACGTTCCCGTTCGTCCTCTTCCATTCAGCTCGATGTGGGACTTCGACTTCAAGCCGTTCGCCGAACGAACAATCGACGTGTTCTGCGTATTCGGCGCTACCCAAGTTCTTAGAAAGCTCGTTCGCGATACCGTAGTCGATACAGTAACATCTCGATTCCCGTCAGCCAAGATTATGGCTGCTGTCGGCCACCCGTTGGGGCATAAAGAGTATTTGAAAACGTTGCAAGACTCCAAGATTGTAATCGACCATCAACGCATGGGCACTGACTGTATTCGAACCTGGGAAGCCTTCGCCGCTGGCAGTTGCGTAATAGGCGACTTGCACATCGAAATGAATGATCCATTAATCCCCGGGGTTCATTTCTATCGTTACGAAAACGACATGTCTTGGCAGGGGGACCAGCAGAAGATGGATATTCTAAGGAACAGCGTAGCCTATGCTCTGGCTAATCCACAGTCTACAGAGAACGTAGCAAAGGCGGCTTACCAACATGTTCGAGAAAAGCACACCAATAAAGCCAGAGCTTTTTACATTCTGCAAGAAGCCAAAAATCTTGGTTATGATGTCGGGGACCTAGTATGAGAACTATCGTAACAGGAGCCGCTGGTTTTATTGGGAGTCATCTAACTGACGAGCTGCTTCGTAGAGGCCACACTGTGGTAGGTATCGATAATCTGTCTACCGGCAGTATCAAGAACCTGCAAAACGCATTTAAAGATAGTGGATTCAACTTCTACGTAGATGATGTCGGAGCATACGACGGCAAACGAGTTTTACAAGATAGCATGGCAGTAGCAGATGTAGTCTTTCATCTAGCCGCTGTCGTAGGCGTAAAGAAGGTTGTTGCAGAGCCAGTTAATACTATCCGTACAAACGTGCGCGGAACTGAAAATGTGTTAGAAACTGCGTCAGAGTTCGGCGTCCGAACCGTGATAGCTAGCACATCTGAAGTTTACGGGCTAAGTGACAAAGTTCCATTTACGGAGTCATCCACGCTGTGCTTGGGAGAGACTACGAAAAGTCGATGGGGGTACGCCTGTTCCAAAGCCTTAGACGAATTTCTTGGCTTTGCGTACCTGGAAGAAAAGAAACTTCCGGTAACAGTCGTCAGATTCTTCAACTGTTCCTGGGCTAGACAGTCCTCGCAATACGGAATGGTGCTACCAACGTTTATTCAAAACGCACTGGAGAATAAGCCACTTCTGGTTCACGGGACTGGGGAACAAGTTAGATGTTTTGGCGCCGCGCCCGATTACGTAGACGCAACGATTTGTGTGTCAGAATTTAGTCATACAATTGGCGAAGTTTACAATATCGGAAATCCAGATCCCGTGACAATTAACGAACTTGCTACGCGAGTTCTAGCTGCTATTCCAAGTTCGACATCGGAGATTAAAAGAATCTCGTACGACGAAGCTTACGGTAAGAAGTTCCAAGACATGGCTATCCGTATTCCAAGCGTCGAAAAAATACGTCGGGACACCGGATGGGCACCGACAAAAAATCTAGACGACATCATCCGCTCAATACTCAACGAAAGATTACCGCTTGGCGCGTAACATCCTTGTAACTGGTGGATCAGGATTTATCGGCCATCATATTTGCCGAGAACTACGAGACTTAGGCCATCGAGTCACAAGTGTTGACTCTATGGTTGGTGGGCGTAATGTAGTTCCAGGAGTTCCCCTCCTAGTGGGAGATATTTCTGACCACGCATTCGCTAGGTATGTAGCAGATGTTACAAAGCCAGAAATTATCGCCCATCTTGCTGCCGACCCGCGAGAGGGGGCGTCATGGTATCGAATCGACTCAGTAACAAGAAACAATCTCGGAGCCTTTTCATCTATCGTAGAGGCGTGCCTTCGCCACAAGTTAAAGCGAATCGTATCTTTTTCTAGTATGTCTGTTTACGGAGATCAGATGCCTCCGTTTACGGAAGATATGCCAACTAAGCCAGTCGATCCATACGGAGTAAACAAGGAAGCTATCGAGAAAACAACACGGATGATAGCAGATGCTCACTCCTTAGACTGGTGCATCGTCCGACCGCACAACGTAATAGGCCCAGGCCAGTTTGTAGACCCTCTACGAAACGTCGCCACAATTCTAGCCAACAAGGCAGTTGCTGGGGAGCATATGACTGTATACGGGGACGGGTTACAGACAAGGGCGTTTTCGAACATCCAAGATTCTCTTAGTTGTTACATTAAGTGTATTCTTTCTTCCGACGCCAACGGGCATACGTTTAACATCGGGGGGGAAGTCAAAACAACAGTCCTTGCGATGGCTGGGATTATTCAAGGACTTGTTCCGAACGCAAAGATCGAACACCTGCAAAGCCGGTACGGGGAAGTAAAACACGCTTTTTGCGACCACACAAAAGCAAAACAATTACTTGGGTTCCGCGAGAACATTGGGTGGGAACAAGCTGTAATCGATATTGTGGATTGGGTAAAACGTTGTGGCCCATTTCCCTGGGAGCCAACCCTACTGTCTACTCCGTGTGATAAGGCCCCAAAACATTGGAAGACATCTTTGTATGACGAATGACATTACAGGATTTCTAAAGACTGTAGATCACTTAGGCAGCAAAATTCCCCGGCATCTCCAAAAAGAGCTTATCGAATATGTCGAAGAATTACGGGCCGCACTTGACGACGATGAATTAGACCTGTTCAGACGTAACATCCAACAGGACATCGTGTTTTCTTATGATTGGCAGTCGGTTACAATACTTTTGTTCTTGCAACATCTAGTAAGTGGCAACTTTGGGTTTGCTGCCGATCTTTTTGCTATATTGGCGACCGCCGCCCAAGACGGAGACTACGACATCTTTAAACATGTACGAAACACGCTAGGCGTTTTCACTAGTTAGCCGTGTCGAACCATAAACCTACTGTTGATGTTATTATCCCATCATCTGGACGAGCTTCATTAGCTGGTATCTACTCTGCGTGGACTAATCTTGCAAACAACGAACACGATATTGGTGTTCGCATTATTGTTGTTCAAGATGGCAAATTCCAGCTACCAAATGGCGCTCGAAATTCAAAATGGTCTGTTAAAAAACACACTGGGAATCCGGGATTTCTGGTTGGAAATGCAATTCACGGGTCAACAGCGGATTATGTGGTACATGGATTTGATGACGATCCACCATCCAACATCCATCAGCTCGTATTACGATGTCACGAAACCCGAGCTGACTGGTGCTCGTCTAAAGTAGAAGAGCTGCGCGAAGACAGGCAACCAGCTACTATTTATGATGGCATCCCAGGCGACTACCTCCTACACCGAAATACTGTGCCCCTACAGGGGTGCGTATTCAGGCGGTCATTATTCAAACGAATTCAGTTTTTCGAGCCGGATACGCCTTTTTGGAGATACGATCATGACTTTGTCCTTCGACTGCATCTTACGGGTGCTACTCACACCCACGTAGACTCGATATGTGGTTGGTGGGTAATAAACCCAGAAGGCATTACATCTACGATTTCTGATCGCGGCTACTCGATGGTGTGGCAGGACCGGCGAAGCGACGTGTGGAAGCAGTATCGTGGCTAGAGTTTTGGTATTTGATCCGTCTGACGGGATTGGCGGCGGACAGCGCTGGAGCAAAGACTTTGCTACGTGGCTATCTGCTTTCCACGATGTTACATTCGTTGGAAACGGCGAACCCTCGCCAAAATGTGCGTATCAGTACTTCTTCGACATGCGGCCAGTTGGAGTCCCCATATCGGCTAAGAAACACTTCACGTGGTGCCACGTCCCACTAGCTGGAACTACGGCATCCTGGATTCATCAGACTACTGTAATTGCGTCTAGCAAGTGGAGCGCAGAGCAGGTAAAATCGGCGTGGGGAATAACTCCGGTCGTCTTACCGCTATTCGGCAAGACGAGAGGGCGTACAAATAACAAGGGCGTTTTGTTTCACGGCCGACTAACTGTACCGAAGGGTGTAGCCAAAGCCGTAGAAATCTTCCGACGGGGGAATTTCGAAGTGCCAGTTACAATTGCAGGTTCAACTTGCAATACCCATAAAGATGCTTTGAAGGTGCTTAGAGAGGAATGCCGGTTTCTTGGAGTATCGCTAATCGAGGACCCGAGCGAGTCGGTTGTAGATGAACTTTACCACTCTCACAGCGTATTTTTACAAACAGCTGGATGGACTACGGGTCCGCCCGAAGCGTTTGGTCTTGCTGCTGCCGACGCTTATCTATCAGGGCTCAACGTAATTGCATATCCCGCCGGGGCTATAATTGAATGGCTGCCAAAAGAACACTGGGCGTACTCGACAGATGAATTTGTGCTCAAAATAGATTGGGCTCTCAACAGCACTTTCGTCCCAGATCTTGATGTTTGTTTAAATATCTCGGATTACGGGTTTATCGAACGAGTCAGGGGGGTAATACCATTTCTGCTAGAGTAGTTATGATTGGTTATCGGTCGCATGAAATTGAGGACGAGACACGTACTTTGATGTTCGACATGACACCAGAAGCACATTGTGTATTCATCGATAATACAAAAGATAACATTCCACTTACAACTCTGTGGAATCGGATCGTAAAAAATGCGGCCGAACAACTCGTGTTTCTTCTCAATGTCGATGTATGGGTGTCTCCTGGCTGGATTATTCCCCTTCTAAAGGCATTCGAAAACCCATCCGTTTCGGTAGTTGGCCCAGGCGCAAATCAAGGCACTAATCGAATAGACATAGGTACAAATGAAATACCAGCCAGCCCGTGCCGTGGTTGGCTAGAGAGAGCTGCTATCACAGCAATCGAACGCTACAAAGGACAAATCCTGGACAAAGACGTTTTGGGGTTTTGTTTTGGACTACGGAGACGTACTTGGCACGAAATAGGCGGTTTTGACGAGTCCATTCCTTTTTACGGAAACGAAACAGATTACAATCGTAGAGTTGTTGCTCACGGTAAACGAGTGGTCAAATGCTTCGACTCATACGTATATCACCGAGGCAAATTCAGCTTTGACCAAGTCGATAAGGAAGAAAAGAAAAAATTAGCGCCGCCGAAATAACTTTCTGATACACCATATTGGAAAGTCGAACAACGCTAGTCTTATTCGTAGAACGACGAATATGACCGTGTACATTGTAGTGTACAAAATCTTTGTCTGAACCGATGGCTTTACCTGCATTTTTACTGTTGGGGCCCCGTTTTTGTCTCTTGAAAACGAAACCGTCGCACTCGAAACTGTCCAGGGCTTAGCGTCTTTAACGTATCCGAACTTATCGAGCATTCCGTATGCAACAGCCATCCTGTCCTGGGGATGGAATTCTGTGCTCATCACACTCAGTCCGGCATTCACCATATTAGCAGCGTCTTTCCAGTTCTTTTTTGTAAGAACTATTACATCAGAATTACAGAACGTCATTTGCAGCTACTGCCTCCTCGGGCTGTTCCATGTCTGGTTTGAAGTTAAGCCCGCGAGCGATGAGAATGCGAGCAAGGCCGGATACCGTACGCATCTCGGGGTCGGTTTGAGACAATGCTGCCTTAGCTAGTGCAGCCTTAAGAGACTCCCACTCTTTCGGTAGGAATACTGCGAGCATCTGATGAGAATGAGTCTTGGACATTCTTTACCTTACTTTCTGTTGCTATTCTGTTGAACAAATCTAACGCACCTTCACAACCTACGTGGCTTCTACGCCACCGGAAGAACAAGTCCATCCACAAAGACCAGGCTATTCTTACAACTGAGAATGATCGTGATCGTATCTTCTTCCACGCAACGACCCCTAATTGGGTTGTCGGCGGTTGCAATACAAAAGTTGTTATATGTTTTTTGGCGAGTCTTTCGAGACGAGAACAAACATCTGGTTTCCCACCTACAGTATCCATCGAAACTATTAACATACGGTTTGCCCGACATCGGGCAAACCACCGCATGTCGTTAACAGACTTAAGAATGCGTACCAACTTGTGACCCTCCCGTGGCCAGTATCTGCATCCGTGTGTGTCTACCAACTTTTTAACGATCCGCGCTGCGCGCATTGTGCCTACAAGAATCATTTTGTGTTCTCGTCTTACTGGCCAGACTCTCTCTACGTCATCTAGCCAGATCTCCGCTGCCCCCTCCGTTTTTTTGTCTAGTTTAGTAACAATCTTGATAAATGCAGCATCATCAGATGTTATAGTGGCCCGCGATGTCTTTTTTATAGCCGACGTTTCTACAAAAATACCACGATAACGTATAATACGCAATGGTTGTGTGTCAGTCGGAAGTCCAAGAAATTTGAGCAGTCCATTACAATCGAAGCTAGATGTTAGAACAAGAATCTTTGGTTTGAATTCGTTTAATGCCGCAATAAGTTCGATGTCTAAAATTACGGCGAATTTCCTTCGCCAGTCAAAAACAACAAGATCGTGTCCGGGTATAAGATGTTCGACTCCATCTGCTTTGTTGTTCCTAGTATCCATGTCGACTGTGTCCCACGTGTCTGACAGAAACGACATGTTTTCACCGCCGTGTATCCACAATCCCCGAATATTCGGGTCTGGATAGTGGACCCTCGCAGTTGGAATAGCGACAATCCACTCTGGGCAAACTGGTTTATCTGCTCGATCCTTTAATGCGCCTTCCCAGGCACAACGCAATGTCTGTGTGGTACTCCTGCCGTCGCCGGGAACCCTTTTATATCCTGAATCTAGGTAGCCGTGACCAGCAACCATAAAATTACGCAGATCGCGGATCTTTTAGGCCAACTGCCGCAAGAGCCTTTTCGTAGCAGTTTTCGCACAAATGAAAAGCTATTTTTGGATACCCCTCGCGGATCGATATCATAATATCGTCCAATCTGCTCCCATAACCGAAGTTGTTTTCGATCAGAGCGAAATTTGCGTTTAAGTAACTACGGGTAACGCAATATATTAGACTTGTTTTACACGAATCACACACAGCGTCAATTACTTTAGATGGACGAATTTTCAGCATGTTATGGCCTCTCGGTTTGCCAGAAATACATCTATCTCATTAGCTGTATGAATTCTCGGCATGTAAGGTAAAACATTTCTAAGCGTTTTACCGTAGGCTTTGGTGTCGACGCGCTTGTCAAGAAAGCATAGTACTCCCCTGTCTGTCGCACTCCGGATAAGTCGTCCAGCCCCCTGTCTAGTCGACATCAGCGCATGCGGCAGAGATACGTAGGCAAAAGCATTTGAACTTCTTTCGCAAAGAGCCGCATGAACAGGGTCTTCTGGGGATTTGAATGGTATTCGGTCTATGACTACGCACTGTACGGCATCGCCTGGAATATCTATACCTGTCCACAGACTGCTCGTACCGAGAAGCACGGTCCCCGGATTCTGTTTAACGCGTTTAATCAAGTTATCTATCGTATCCTGTCCCTGCATCACGACATCAAAAGCTGTATTTTCTTTGACTGCTATATAAGCAGCATCTAACATTCTGCGGGAAGTAAACAGTCCAAGAACTCGTCCGCGACACGCATTTATCACGTCGAGCAAAGATGCCATAGCCTGATCCGAAAATGCCTCGTGATTTGGGTCTACTGTTATCGTGTCGGGAATAAGAAGCCTGGCGTTGGTTTTGAAGTCAAATGGCGATGGTACCTTGCAAGTAGCAGCGCCGGTTAGCCCCGTTTCGTTCATCATGAACTTGAAGGAATCCCCGGTATCCAATGTGGCCGACGTCAAAATCACTCGGCGTTCTCCGAACATCTCGTCCAAAAAGTATTTTGGGTCGAGAAATCGGCATTCTGCTGAAATAATCTCGTTGTCTTTTTGTAGCCAGTAAACATACTTGTCGGTATCTTTGGCGCAAATAAACCGAAAAGCTTCTTCGAACGTGTTGCGAAGCTTGTCAACAATCGAACTTGCTCCGTCAACCTTCGAAAACTTCGTTTCCAGTCTAACTACAACAGCCTCTAAATCTCCTATAAAAGATTTTGCGTGTGGGTGAAATATCGGGGTTTTCACGCGGGATATGCCGGTAGCATACAGAATTTTTAGCAGGTCCCCAAATCGAAGTCCTAGATTCATTAGACTACGTGCGTCGTCCCGCGCATTTAGTTTCGTTTCGACCTCGTGAGATAGGGCGTATAACTTTCCGGGGGAGAGTTTGAAGCCCAGACAACTTCTAGCTGTATCTGCAAGTTCGTGTGCTTCATCCACAACTAGATAATCGAAGTCCCCGAGAATTCCTACCCCGTATTTCTGGATAAGTTCGGCGTTCTTTATCAACAAGTGGTGATTGATAACGACTAACTGCGCGTTCACAGCCCTTTGCTTGGCTTTGTAGAAGAAGCATTCGGCTTCTTTACAATCTTTGCTTCCGCATTCGTCGTTCGACCCCGAAATAGCAGCTTTAACAGAGTTTGGTACGGTTCCTAAGTCGGAGATAAAACCGTCTACGTCAGTTCTGTCGGTATAGGCTTTGATTGCGTTTCTTAGCGCCGGTTCAAGTCCGCAAGTTATAGGAGCACGATCCAAACGTTCAACACAAACATAGTTGGACTTCCCCTGTAGTAGCGCAACCCCACAACTTCCAGATGCTTTTTGAGCGAGGGGTATGTCCTTGGTAAGGAGCTGGGCCTGCAATGCCTTACTCGATGTAGATACAACAGCCCGCTTTCCGGTTCGACGAACTTCGTCGATAAGAGGAATCAGATAAGCAACGGTTTTCCCAACCCCGCAACCGCCCTCGATCATAAGCCGATTATTGCCTTGGCCGCTGATGGTTTTATCCACGGATGACCAATACGCCAGTTGCGCTTCCCTCTTTTCAACACCGGGGAAGATATTTGCAAGACGAGTATAAATTTCCATTCTATTTGCTGAATCGCCCCAGAATAAAAATAGATGATATAAGTCCTAGGGCTATGCCTATCACAGCTGTTAGTATCGCTCTAAGCAGCTTATTTTTCTCCAAACTGTTGTTTCGCATTGTTTTCCTTACACCTTGCTTACAGTTAACATCGTTCATTCGGTTACAATACGCATAAGAACCCGCTTTGGACGAAGATTTTTAGTGTCCCACACCCTTTTACCAGTCCAGTTATCAGTCCCCCTGCCACTAACTCTTTTACACGTATATCCCTTTGTTATTCCAACTTCCACCCACCCCGCACGACGATAACACTCTCCTACTCTCGGTAACTCGATAAGTGTTTCAAATGCTATTACTTTATCGCCATACTTATTTTTCCAGTCTTCGGCAACAACTTTTTCAAAAAGGCGGATAATCCTTGTCGTGAAATTTCTCGTTGGGTATCCTTCGTATTTGGGCTCAACGTGGAAAAATATATTGTTGACGATATTGTTTAGCATTATTTTTGCGCTTATGCCGAGGAATTTGTCCCGTCCGGGAAGAAATCTAGTAGCCGAGCCTCCTACGATATGCCCATAACAATGTCCACCATAAAAAATTGCGTAACAAATGTTACGGCCAACAAACCCTCTTGGGTGTGAATAGTGTCTTTTCATCTCTTCCAATAGTTGAGGCGTCGTCCGTTTAACCATCACTAAATTCACAGCAAATAGAATTTCTGGTTACTGGGTAATCGTTTAAAACTTAGGTTGTTGCTTAGTAATTATCGGAAAATTTGCCGTCGATTATCAAGTACATTTGCCAGTGCCCAGTTTTCCACACAGCTGCATGCGCGTGCATCCAAGATACTAGTCCCGGATTGTAAGACAGTTTCAAATCTGATGATGTTCCAACCTGGAGTATCCCTCGCCACACATGTACAGTATGAGAATGCCCAAACACACCCGATCCAAAAGCACGTTCCAGCCCCTGCGGGCCGCCTGGTTTTGTGCCAGAAACTCCCAAGTCCCCGTGCGCCGAACATAAAAACGGGCCGACACGAACATCCGAATCGCGGGTAAGAAATGAAACATTCTTAGCGTCCAGCCCGCACAATTTTAACCCGGTTTTAAGAGCATCCTGGTCGTTTAGTTTTGCTTTCAGCACATCGACAGAAATATCGATGTTGGTGGCGTCCTGGACAAATGCGCCCGTGTCTATCCACTTGTCTAACCACTCATCGTGGTTGCTTTTAACGACCAAGACTTCGTCGCTTCTACTAGCCAGATTTTCTATGTCTCTAACACTCAGTTTAAGCTCATTCTTCAACAGAGATCGGCCAGCTAGGTAGGACCTGTAACGCTGGGACAGCTTGTTCCGATCGTGGTACGAAATTGATGCAAAGTCGCAGAGATCGTGAACAAACGTTTTGTGGGGTTTTAGCGTGTCTAGCAATCGATTTGTTGCTGTATTACACGCCTTGTTTAAAGCGCCGTTATGGCGATCGCCGAGAATAACTGCGTCCGCTCGAACAAATTCTTGGGATGTTGGCCCCCACGCTATTCCAAGGTCTACGAGAATACCCTTCTTGTCGATCTGAACATGCCGTATATGGAACCGACCCTTCTTACAAAGTTCAACAACTACCCCACCTATAACGTGGTCCATGTCAGCAATTTTGGCCGTTCGCTTAGAATTGTAGAATTTTGAATCGTAGTTTGAGTCAGTTATCGCCCCCGTCGTTATTTGAATGTGTGGAATCTTTTGTTGGGATCTTGGGGCTGTGAGAAGAAACTGTTTTGGCGACGGGGCTATAAAAGATCCGCGGTCCTGGGCAAATCTACGAAGGCCAGTTAGAGGATTGATTTGTTTAGCCTGTATTTGTATGGCATTAAGGTACAGATTAGAATTCAAATGCATGTCTTGCGTGACGATAATAGCGTCTTTTAGACGCTTATCTATAGTCCTGGTTTGGTAGGCTGTGGCGGCAGAATCGGCACAGATCATAACTACCAATTCCATGCCCCGTTCCTCGCACATACGAGTAACAGTTTTGAATCCTGTGTCGTTGACTTTACAGCCGACTACAGCCGTCGTAACAAAAAGTCTTTTTGCGTTTACCAGCCTTTTCTTGGCTCTTGTTTGTGTTGGGTTGGTTAGATCGATCTCAACATCGTCGAAGTAATCTGGATATTCCTGCCGAATGGCCCTATTCAGGTTGTTGACGTTGCCAAATTGGCTGTACAACGCCCCCCGACCCACACCGGCATCTTTTACTTCTTGAATCGAGAGATCTCTTCTAACCCTACGACAAATTTTAGCGCAGCGCTTTAGTGCGCCAAGTCTTGCGTTTGGCATATCGGAACCTCTACTATTCTTCATCGTCGCGAATCAAAATAATCTTCGCGTCGTGTCTTATTTCTACGGCCTCGCTAGGGTTGAAAACGACCAATTCACCTGTTCCTAACCTTATAGCGTTGTAAGGAAATTCCTTGGTCTTAAGTTCCTTGGGTATTTCCAGCTTCATGTAGAGTTTATCTTCATGTTTGAATGCGTCTCCTCCAGAGACAGCTCGGACATTGATTGGAATTGGCTGTTTAGGGCGTGTTTCAAAATCCACATCCATTGTTGATCCTTTCCTAGACTATTATACCGGTATAGCTGCAATAGCTCAAGCGCCGTTTTCGTAGCATTCATCCAAAAATACAAGCGCTTCGTTACTCCGAGAATCGCTAAATTGGCGCCTTCTGCCCTTTGAAAGTCGACATCTTACACAGCCAATAAATTTGCCGAACCACCCATCTACTCTATCTGTTGGAACGCTGTCATAGCCCAAATATCTCCCGATGGCGTATAGCTCGACAGCCACGGAGCCAAAACATTCTATGTCATCCGCAAAATATCTTGAATCACCGTTTGATTTCACAGCGGATCCAAAATCCAGAATTGATGAATTGCTTAACCTAGATACAGCAACGTTTCCGGTGTGTAGGTCGCGATGGGCTATACTCCTGCTGTGTATTGCGCATAAACCAAGTAATAGAGACCGAAGAATTTTGTAGAGTTGGTCATCTGTGAATGGGGTGTCCGACCTGCTGATGGATAACTTTTCGATTGTTGGACCGGCGTAACTCAACACAAGAAAACAATCGCCTCTGTAATCGATCACTTCGACGGGTTTGACGATGTTTGGGTGGTCGAAACCGAATAATATTTTTCGTTCTCTTTCTGTGTATCTGGACTTGATCACGTACTTTCTTCCGGTATTTACGTGTCGGGCAGTATAAGCGCCTCTACTACTTGTTCCGTCTGGGTACCGTATTTCTCGGCGGACTATGTAGTTTCCAACTATCGATTTCGGCTTTAGTTTAGCTCCCTCCGGATTAACGGCTACTAGACCCACAGGCACCTAAAACTTTCGACCGTGTTTATGGGGCCTGGTTTTATTGAATTCGGCTTTTGCGAGAATCGCTCCCGCAACATCCAACATTCTAGCCTCAGCAAAATCCATAAGACGAATAACTACATCGGCCAGTTCGAGTTCTAAAAGCGTGTATTCGGGAACCTTGTCCGACTTTTTGTCCCCGTCTCGCAAAACTTCCAAAGCTTCGGACAACTCTGAGTGCATTAAAGCGATCAGTTCGCCATCGTTTCTCTGATTGTCCCACCATCCCGACTTCACGGCAATATCGTGAATATCTTTTTGGGTGTCCTCGAATGCTTCTTTGAACCCATAGTTCGTATTCATAATCTCACTCATTTCGAGTCCCCTCCTTAGCAATAAATTACCGGCTTGTTGTGGCCGACTGCAAATTCGACCTCCGCTTTAACACCAACACTCGTCTCCCATCCTGGCAACATCAGCACTCTTAGTTCGTCACATCGTTCTAGAAACTTCTTGTCAATTTTTTCCCAAAACCCCCAATCACCGGGCAGACTCCCCGTAAGCACGTGACTGTTGATGATTGGTGAGTATACGGCCAGTCCTGATCTAACAAGTTCGGATACCTTGTTTCGAGTCTTCTCAAACCGATCTATTCTTACGCTTTCATCTGGATGGGAATACGGAGATGCAAGATAGATAAGTCCAGGTTCTTTTTGTGGATCCTCATCGGGTTTATGCTCTTCGATAGATTGGACCACCGCTGCATATCCGGCCATGTCTACCAAGTTGTCTCGTTTATGCTTGAAGCACTCCCGGCTTAACTTAACGACGACCATGCACAGAGCTGACTGAGCTGCTGTTACCTCGTGGTTCAGAATAATTGACCACAATTTGGCGGTTCGTCCATAGTCTTCCCACGCAGGGCCATAAGCCGAGTTTCGATCTCCCAATACAAGAGACTTAGCCTCGTCCAGTATATTTACGTTAGTCATCTAGTTCTTTCGTATTCGTAAGGCTTCGTATATCCCCAGTCATTGCCAACCTCCGTATTCACAACAACAGGAACTTTCCAGTCCCATCCGCTCTCCATTATTTCTTTCAACATTGGTAACCAGTGTGACAACCGAGAAGTTTTGATCTCAAACACTATTTCGTCGTGTACGTGCAAAACAGCGTAAATGTCGTCGTGCCCAGCAATTATCGAGTCGATCTCATTTAACAGCCTTTTCAGGTGAACTGCGCACACTCCTTGTATTATACGATTCACGCCCTGATAGGCAACTCTCCTGTCTACCGGACTCTCCCAGTCAAAAACTCTTACCTTACCTTTCTTATACACATCTGAACCTACCCGAGCCATAAAGTCGTGTAACTCGGGAATCGCTTGATCGTATCTAGCGATGAATTCCTGCGTATATTCCGGGGACTTTCGAATCATCTTGGAAATTTTCTTGTACCCAGCTCCATAGCCCTTTGCCAGTACTACAGCCTTGGTATCCTGCCGAATCTTCGCGTCTTCTGGAATCGACTTGTCTATCTTTCGTTGGCATATCTCTGACGCGATCGCAGCGTAGAAGTCCATATTTGGATCGGCGTTGTAACCGTCGATAAGTTTCCTTGCCCCGGCAAAGTGCGCTGTGCCTCGATTCTCGATCTGACTCATATCCATTGAAACTATCGACCAACCTTCTGGAGCCACAAACACCGATCGAACCTTTTTATCTTTCGGAATACCGTGCAGGTTGACTCGTTCGTCTTTGGTTTCTGCTCTAGTCTTGCACGTGAATCTTCCCGATTCTGTGCCCGTCGAGTGAAATGACGGGTGCACTCGATTGTTGCTATCCGTTGCGAGGGGCAAAGATTGTAAGGCACCTCCGGCGAGTAGACGATAGCTACGGTAAGCCAAGATCAGCTTAACCACGTCGCTTTCTATCAGCGAAAGTGCAAATTTTCCATAGGATGGGGACCCCGTCTTTGTCTTCTCAGGACTGTAAATTTCGAGTTGATCGAGTAGCTTGCGAGTTTGAACATGAGAACTCGGGTTGAAATCAGGGAAGTCGGGTCGAACATCGGGATGCATTCGTAAATCAGCTAAAGCGCGGTCCCTTTTAGTTTCCATGCTGCGTATAGCATCTTGGATTCGGCTAGGATCGATAAGAAACCCTCGATCCTCGATATGTTGTGACGTTTCTAGTAGTCGGCGTTCTCGGGCTATGTAGGCATCATTTTCGTCTCGTGCCCTGGCCATATCCGGGTGATTGTACAACGCATACGTTAAAGTGGCGTCGAACAGAGCATAGGAGTTCAAATTTTCTCTGGGAATGGACTTGAATCCGCCCGATAGAGTCTTTTCACCGCGCTCAGCTAGAATCTGCTTCAACCGTTCGTCCAATTTTCGCTTATGCGCACCGCCATTTTTGAAGTAATAGTCGCCAAGACGTTCCAGTTTGTAGGGGCAATTCCCGCTATCGTCTGCGGACGCAGACCATTGGACGTCAAATGTTCGCCTAAGATCGACGTTCACTCCTATCGAACGGAGATGGCCACAATCAAACAGGGCGTTAGCCATTACAACCACATCGGCACTGTCAATGTCTTTTTGTAGATCAGCCCGTTCAGACGCACTGTCTAGTTCATATAGCTTAGATAGCTTACCATCACAAGATGTTGCTATGAATGGTCGAGCATCTCGATAAAAATCGAGGCCTGTCGTTTCCGTGTCGACTGCAATTACCCTAGCTATCGGCTTGGTAATTTCAACGATTGTAAGTCTACCTAGAGCAGACCGAAGAATTCGAGCTATCTGGTCGGTTCGGTAAATTCCCCGTTTAACAGCGGCTGGATTTGGACATGCGTAGCACTTCAACCCATGTTTGCTAACCCACCGATGACCGAGATTCTGACGAACGCCGCCACTCAATCCACCAATCAGTTTTATCGCATGCGCTCCCATAAGAACCCACGGAAGAGACTTATATTTCTCGACTAGTGGAAGTATGTTCTTTGCTACACATACGTCCATTTCTTTTTTCGTAGCATCGCGATTTCCCGGGGTAGCGCATAGAACAGTATTCAAAAGAACAGCGTCGTGTCTTGCTAGGTCAGCCGACACCATCGCATCATCCAGTATTTCCCCGATCGGCCCAATAAAGTGCGACCCCATCATGTCTTCGATGGCTCCGGGACGGTCCCCACAAATAACCAGAAGCGGGTTACTGGGCTCGCTTGGCGATATTGGACCACGGCATGTTTGATGCAGCTCACAAGCAACACACGAAAATCGGTTCAGCATAATTACTTTGCCCGCAGCGCTTTAATCCGCTTTATTCGGCCGTGTTTCTTTCGTCGGTTACGTCCAAACGATTCTTTGCTTACTCTAGACCATTCGCACTCTGGAAATGGGCATCTTTTTTCGTAAGGAAAGTTTCGGCACATATCAGGCCGATTGTCGTAGATACTACAATTATTGTTCGTATCTAGGTGTTTGCAAGAGTAAGTCCACCCACCTACACATTCCTCTAACGGGGTCACCATCGGGTATATTAAGTGAATATCGGAGACAGTTTTTCGTTGCGCATCCCCGCTCGCCCATGCGGCGTAAAACTCTCTCAGTTGTTCTGGCGAATACGGAATACGAAACGATTTACAGCAACGTCCAGTACAACGCTTTCCCATACTTATTCCGATCGTCGATAATTCACAGAGTTTCTTTCACAATTTTACTATGACTATTGCCTTGAAGTAGGACCATCCATCGCCAACTTCTAGGTCTTCGGGGAAATCCCCAAAAGTTTTGTGTAAAAGTTTTAGAGCTTTTACCATGTTTGGGCCTGCTTTGATAGTCCTTCCTGTAGTTCGCTTTGTAAATGCGTCGACATAGGTCGATATTCCTGGGTACTCGAACCCGATAAAGCAGAAGTTTTTGTTATGGTCGCTGTGTAATGACCATACGGGTATGTCTCTTTTAGACGGCCAAGAACAATGTTCTTGCGGCTCCTCGTCCGGAAAATTGGACATCTGTTCTCGAAATTGATCTATCTCGCGCATTGCTTACAGCCTTCGTAAATGGCCAACAACCCAGCCAATATAATGGCTAGAATCACGATTAAATTCTGCGCATCATCGTTGAGTTCGATCAAACAGCAGATCCGCACAGAGAAACAGCTAGTTTCGTATACATATTGGCTACGTGTGAAGACTCGGAAACCCCCCATTGGCCCGAAAATGACCGGTTTGTTTTCATATTGTATGAGTGGATATAAGATTTATGCCACTTCGTTTTATTACTTCTGCATATGGAATTATTGAACGGTCTGTGATCCGTGGATGACACAGATCTCGAATCGGCCAACACGCAGCCGTAAATATCAAATCTTATGATAGGGAGAGACGTTGGAACGAAACGATTCATCGGCTGCTACATCCGCACAAAGAAACAACGAATAAACTACTCGCCATTTCCATCGACATTCTTCCACCATTATGTCCTGTTACGGAGCCTGTTCGGGGGCCAAAAAAAGCGGATACGCACGACGAACGCCACAAACCCCCACGACGATCCGAGCTGCAATAAGATGCGTCAAACGATGCTGATCTAGACCCAGAAAGCCCTCGATGACAGCCGTCCCGCTCAACCGAGTATACACTAATCGATGGCGAGTTAAAATAACTCATTGGGGCATCTTCGATCTGCACATAGAAACGTCGAAAACACCTTCACAGAAAGATGCTCTGTTATTACCCAATCCAACACTAGATCCGACATAGCCGTCTGTAGCCGACATCGAATAAGATCTTGATCGTCCGTTACAATAATCGAAATAACCCGTCGAAAACGATGATTTCGACCTATTCGCTACAACACAAGACGATTGATCCGATATTTCAGTTAGTAAACGCGTAACGAACATCATCCGATTATGCGATATCCGATTGTGTTATATCCTGTGCCGGCACATGCAGGACACCGAACGTACCTTGCGTTTGGGTGACGAGGCTCGACATAGCCATCTTTCGCGTAGCACAACGAGCATCCAACTACGGTAATGGTAGATCCACTTGGTAATTTGATATTAACAATCTTTCCAGGCTCTAGAATTTGCTGTTGGTCCATTGTCATCTTTCCTTCGTCTTTTGGAAATCCTTCATACAAATTTCGAGTATTGTTCTGTGTTGCGCGGACATAAGATATTCGCGACCCGTTTCCTGGTCTTTAATCGTGTAAACACCATAACCTATGGCGGAAATAACGAATCTACTTGTTGAACTACTGGCTTCAATCTGTGGAGAGGAAGGATAAATAAGCCAAAGTATAAAACCGATCGAAGCTATGACGACTAATCGAGCCCACTGGTCGACCTTCTGCCAATTAATCATATTTAGTCCTTTCATTAGCAACACGGGTACTCGCTGTGATACTGGCCTAACACGCCGCATACACAGCATTCGTAATTCAAGGCTAGCGGTAATCCGTGGTGGTGTTGCCAACATTCCCCACATCGGGGGCAACACCAGTTTATAGCGAACGGCGGCAACTGTGTGTCTTGACACATAGATTACTGATTTCTTCCCATCTAGGTTTCCGAGCCACCCGCGACGTTTCAAACATCTTGGCTACACTCGTATCGACACGTGTCGCAGCAGTTACAGATGAACGGCGGCTCGTTTGAGTCGTTTGGGTAGTTTGGGTCGTTTGGGTCATCTAGCTCTGCCATCTCTTCGGCATACGGACAACGACCCTTCTTACCTATATTACCGCATTTACAGAGTTGGTCGCCGGGGACGAACTCCTTCATGTCTGGTTTTCTGGGTTCTTTCATCTTTCGCTTATTCCTAACACAAGCTTCGGTTTGTTGTTCATCAACCCAACTCCGTTCTTAGACGATTAATAGCAATTTCACAGTAATTTTCGTCTATATCAAAGCCTACGAAATCGACGCCCAAATTCTTGCACGCCAGCGCAGTTGTCCCGATGCCTGCAAACGGATCCAGAACTAGTTTAGTTCTGCTAAGTCCGTGCAATTGAATACACATCTCTGGTAGTCTAACAGGAAACGTAGCCGGGTGAGGACGATCTTTGTTTCTATTCTGTATTGTCTCGTAGGGGATTAGCCACACGTTACCTCGACATCGCAGGTCCCCGTTTTTTCCTCTCGACCCACGGGTCAAATTGGATTTGTGCTTGTAAGCTACGCCAACGGATGTTCGATCCAACAGAACTTTTCCCGTCTTAGTAAGATGGAAAATATACTCGTGACATCCGTTCAAATAACGATCGCTGTTAATAGGCTTGTAATGCCCAACCGTGTTTCCATTAACAGCAATCGACTTGATCCAATGTATTACGTTTTGAACCCTCAGTCGGTTATTGCTTGTAACCGACTGAATAACGCGAAATGGAAAACACGGGTCACTAGGTTTGTATCCAATGTTCAAGAATACGGACCCGTTATCGTCTAGAGCGCGATCAGTAATGTCTGCCCACTTAGACATAAAATCCAGATAGTCTTGTTCTGGTAAAGAGTCTCGATAGGTTTTGTAGGCCGTGCCTAGATTATACGGCGGGGATGTAACAACTACCGACACCGAATTTGGGTCTAGGCTAGCTGTTCCGACAAGGCAGTCTTCGTTTCGTATAGTAATTGGCATTGGCTACTTCTTTTTGTCCAATCTTTCGAACTGACTTTTGGAAAACCAGTCTTGCCAACCAGCATCCATTCTTATTTTTGTGCTGTAATAGAGGTCAAAATCCTGTTCCAGAATGTAACCTTTCTTACCAGCGATTTTCCTTCTGCCGCTCCGACCATCTGCAAGTTTGGTTAGCACTACTCGTTTCGCGGGGTCGTAAGACATCTTGTTTGTAGCGTTATTTTTGTTTGAGATTCCTGCAACGTTGGCATAGACTCTTTAGCCAACCGCCACTAGTTGTAACACCATCAGATATCCCACAGTACTCACAAATAGCGTAAGACGCGTCCTCAGCCCGACTTATTAAGTCGTGGGCATCCTCCGTTCCATTAGACACATAGAAACGCAATCCACCAAACTTCTCTTTTACTTGTTCTACGTAATTTGTTCCAGGCGCGTAACCCTCGCTTGAAACTATCGCCCGACACAAATTGTCGATAAGATTAAACCAACCGTCTCCGCATTCGCAACAGCTGCCGTGCTTAAAAATATCTGGATAGGTTCGGGACAGATAAAGTTCGTTGCCGTCGTTCACGTTGTCGGTGTCCTAAAGCATTCGGGCACGTATAGTATTGAGTGACTCGCGTCGAAGGAGTTTTCCGTCTTTGAATACGGGGGATAGCAAATCGGGGGATAGCAAATCGGGCGACAGATCGGGTCGGCCTTCGCCGGATAGGTCGTGGCCGTCGGTAAAACACAGACTCCCACTATCGTTTTTGTGTACCATAACTACCCCTTTAGCCGATTTTTTCGTCCCGTTATCTGTGACAGGATCCTTGAATATCGGAGTTTGGACTCCGTTTATCACACAATGCGTGGACTTCATCGCGAACCCAAATGTGTCCCGAGTGTTATGCTGATATGTCAACGAACCTATCCCGTATACCATGTTGGTAGATGCAAATCCCTTAGCTTTTAGACGCGAACAAATTTTCTCTACCCGTTCGAGACTTATCGCGTCCCCATAAATTGCCCCGATATGTGGGTCTAACTGTTTGAATCCTTTTAAGTTCGTTGTTCCGCCGAAAATGTCCCACAGAATTTCGATAACGCCCTTTCGAGCAGCATCAGTTTTATTACTAGCATCTCCGCAAACGATTTTTACGGGGTCCCCCGAATTTCCAGATACTAGCGACCCACCGTTTCGTTTAACTAGTAGCATGCCCGTTGGAACTTGAACAGAATATACAACACCATCGTAATCTACAGTTTTCTTATGGACTGACTGGCCACCTAGTTTATTCGATTTAAGTATGTGGGCAGTGTAAACATCCGAAAAACAATCTTTTCGGTTGTCTTCACGACTGGTTATATATATTCCGTATCCAGCAGCTAACGCTATCAACTCAACATCAGCCATCACTCCCGGATTCGTTGTATCAAATTTGAATCTATGCTCACTTCGCCTTGTTGCATCCCAGTAGGACAATTCCTCAATGAATTCTCTGCTCCAATTTCCACACAAATCAGATGTAGTAACCCAACCAAAGTTTTTTTGCATGATAGACTCGTCTATGTGAACGTTGAACTCAAATTTACCATCCGATAAGTTGTATATTTTGTATTTTACTCCGACCAGGGCTAAAATATCTTTTAATCTGTCGATTTTACGTTGCTTAGAAAAACTAAATCTTATTCCGTGGCCTCTTGTAAGATAAGAACCATCAGCTTGAAATGCGATTTTAAGTCTCTCAAGTGGGGACAAAGATATGCCTCTCGACGGCATTTCCGCGCTTCTAATAATATCCTTCTCCCAAAAACCGACCCTGGCGTCTTTCGCTTCCTGGATTTTAATTTTGTGGTTTTGGTAGAATACCATTCTATGATTTGGGGTAACGAGTAAATCCAGTTTCCCCTTACCGTCGCTGAAAGAGATCATTTCTCCGGTGTAGTTTTGTTTAATATATCTAATCGGTTTAACAAATTCACGCATACCGTTTTCATGCACCTGAGCAACAAGATCGTTGTTTTCGTCCAAATCTTTGAAAAGCTTCCAACCATCTTGAGTTAAAATCATGGTGTCGTCGGCATAACAATCGGGTCTTATGACGACTTTGCCATCCCGACTAAGGATCGTGTTTTTAAGTGGAGCTATCGCGTCAGAGAGAACTTTCCACAAATCCCACGTGTCGGAAACAATCGATATAAAGCCCTTTGGATAGACTTCGGTGATAAGACGTCGGTAGCATGACAGCTCATCTTGTCCGTGGGCGCACATCACACTGTGCTCAGTAGCTGGAATAGAACAACCGACCAACTCTTTCTCGATGTCAGCGTCGTAGTACTTTTCTAGGTACTGAATTCCGGTTATCGTGTCGGTGCCGACGAAGCTGAGAAGATGCCCGGCGGCGCTTCGCGCTCCGCTGGCTATGCTGCTCATACCCCGCATAGAAAAGTCGTGGCCCTGAAATGGGACAAATCCGAGATCCCCGCCTGTCTCATCTGCGTAACGATCTAGTATCCGCCGATATCGCTTCGCAATTGTTGCTGAAGTCATCGACTGCCATAGTTCGGTGGATATGAGTGTCTCTAGATAGTTTGTCAGCCAAAAGAATTTTTTCTTTGTATTTTGGATCGTAAACATCGGAACCCGTATTGGCACTTCGGTTCCCTCTGGCAACGCTTTAATAAGCAGGGGAAGGTATCCCAAAGCGTGCAAGTCTCGGATGTGCTGGTCTTGTGGGTCAGAAACTCCAAGCGTATGCCTGATATACCTCGTGTATTCTGCAACCACATCTTCGACAGAACGGGCGAAGAAATTGGTACCGAAGTAGCCAATCAACCATTCTTCGATAAAACCCTGAAGCCCGAAATTGACTACATGATCGATCTCTGGAATCCTGGAAGATCTAGGTGTCCAGGTCGAGTACACTACCTCCGTTCCTTGCGGGTATTGTTCTCGATGACTTATTTTGTAAAAGTCGCACAACAAAGTCGGGATATAGCTCGTCATTATTAAGTCCTATTCGTGAATTGGTTCATAAGTAAGTTCGAAGATGTAAGCCCCTACAGGCCGATTTTCACCTTTCGCATTCGTTACTATGTAGGCGCCTGGGCACACGATGTGTCCACCATCTAAAGTTTCGATCCACCCGTGAAGATCGAACGATTCGTAGCAACGCCAGCAGGGATTCACTCGCGAAAAATGTTGGGTTACGGCCGGGTGATCTCCTAACTTTTGCCATCGAGTGGCGTCAACTTCTACAGATTTCTTCTTGTATCTCATTTGGTTACCATCGTCTCGTAACTTCCCCATCTTTGGTAAAAATTCGTTTGATCCTCGCGTCTTGAAGTGGTTTAAGGCCACGGCTGAAAATTCCGTGGGTGACGTACAGATGAACTTCTGATGCGCCGTTCCGATAAAGCATCTCAGCAAATAAGACAAACGTCATGCCGCCATCGCAAATGTCGTCCACGATAAGGGTAGTTCCAGCTACTTCTCCTGTTAGACGAGTATACTTTACATGGCCGGTTCTGGGATCCCGCTTTTTGTGGCCAAATACGGTGCCGGGCTTCTTACTTCCCAACAGCTCGTCATAGCTCTTGTCATAACGATCGGCTGCTCCCTTATCGGGATAAGCTATTGTATCCGCTCGGACTTTATTTACAGGGCCTACGAGAAACTTTTCGGGCAAAGAGTTCCATGCGTTGTCGACAAGCTCTGTCGATTTTTCGCTGTGCCCGTCGAAGAAGTACACATCGTCAAATTGACACGAGTTTAATATCCTGGAAAACGTGTGAAGCGCGAAACACGAATTATTGGTTATGCTCTTGTCTTGCCTTGCGTATGGAAGATAATCTACTCTAACGTCGCAAAATTCTGACCCGCTAGCGTCGAGTAGGTCTTTCAGCTGGCACAAGTGAAAAATTTCGGCATCGTTCTCGAACACCCACACAATTCGGTTGCGTTTACGAATAGTTCTCTTTGGCAAATGCCATACCTGGCTTGTTCGGTCTGGAAAGATCGTCGGCTTAAGAACATGTTTGTTTATAGTTATCATGTTATAGATTCCGAAGATGCTCTAATACTCAGGATGGTCGTATTAACAATTGTCACTGGTATCGTCTCCGGGCCAGCTAGCGCCTACACCATAATTCATATCGTAGCCCCCTGCGTAGGGATCAAATGATGCGCTATTTTTCTTACGACGTTTCGTTTTGAAAAGTTCTCTTATTATCTCAGCAGATATTTTCTTTGGTAATTTCAAGCCCTTCTTTTGAACGTAGCTATCGATTCTCCCGTCGTATTCGTAGCCCATCTTTTTAAGCAACTGTTTAACTGTATACTTCACGTTACCCCCATTTTTTTGCCCGCCGGTGAGATTTGGCGGAAAAGACGTGGTGTTTTTTGCCTTACTTAGAATTCGTGTTTTGCGTACCTTTTGTTTGGTGTTCTCTCTTAGCCAACAGCAATCTACACAGCAGCACTCCTCTTTGTTGTGGTTGTTAGAGGCGGCTACTAGCAAACAGCAATCTACACAGCAGCACGTTTTTTCGTGGTGGTTGTTAGAGGCGGCTATTTCTGAATTTTTGGGCTTTGACATACTTAGGCTCTGACATCTTTCACGTCAAATAGGTGCCCCTGCTTCGCGTCCTCCGCAGCGATTCGTTCTGCCAGACGATCCGCGTCAACTTGAGCTTCGAGAATCTCCCTCACGGTGAGCACGTCGCCGCCGTAGGGGACATGGTCAGCCCGATCACCACAGGGCAACGTAGCCATACAGACTTCGATGTCGGGCAGACTCTCATCACAGGTATGATTGTTGGCGATGTCCGCCGCCTCGGACTCGGCCTGCCCGATGGAAAATAGCTGTCTCCGGCACAGCACAAACTAATTGCGTTGAAAGGTATGGATTTCACGCTAGCAGGAATACAATCGTTTATACTCTGATGTTGCCCGGCGGCATACCCGTTACAAAGCGAATAAAAACGGCTAGAACATCTTGATTCTGGTGCGCCGTAACATCGATAGATTTGTCTAAGTTTCATCTCTGTGTATTAAAAGCTATCCGACTCGAAAGCTTGCCGATGGAGTTACATACCAACCTTCTGGGTCCAGATTTGGGTCCCGCCACACATCTTCGTTTGGTCTATTGTGTGCAAAAAATAGCTTGCCTCCTAAATACAGTCTAGCGGGATGATCTGAGTTGCGCCACCACCAAAAATGGACCCACGGTAACACAACCCACGGAATTCGAAGAGTCCAGTCAGCTTCAACCAGCCACGGATTGTGCCCTTTCCACGAATATGGCCTTCGCAGGGGGCCCCAAACCACTCCTATCTGAATACCAAAGGTTGGAACTTGAGTTATTTGCCAACTTCCCGTGCCAGACCTAAGAGTAGTCCCGCTTGCCGAGTCGATCTGAAGCCCGATCCAGTTGGTCATCGTATACGAACACCTAATTTTTTGTTAGTAGTTGGGGGCACATATGTTTCGATTACTACCAGTTCGATGGACGTTTCCGAGCCAACCTGTACAAGAATCTTTTTTACGTCGTCCCAAGGAAGCTTACCAAGTCCCGCCCCTATGCGGGGAAGCCCTATTTTTTCTATCCCCATAGACTTGGCCTGGCATATGGCCCCTCGTAAAGCTTTTTCTACTGCTGGTAGCTCAGCTGTCGTCATCCAAGTTTTCTGGGTCATAAGATTGAATACAACGATGCTTGTTTTGCTAGACGCTTGCCACGTAAACACATCTCCGATATTAAGCTGCCTATCGTCGCATAGCTTCCGATACTCCTTATACATGATCGGAAAGCGATTCTTAAACTCTACAGCGATGCCTCTTGCCATTCTTCCCGCGCAGTTACATCCGTGGGCAATCGCGGTTAGCCCCGGATACGCGAACAGATCGCCTTTTACAAATTTAGTCGGCATAATTGACCGGCCGATACCAGTTACGGGTTTGCATAACAAATCTTATTTGAGCGTCGCACTTTATTCCTTTACTTTTGCATCCAAAAAGTCTAGATCAATCAACACTCGTTCCTTTGGTTCTGCTGGGGGGTAGCGATCTGTTTCGTAGGTACAACGATACACCTCCCGATACGTAACCAAAACCTCTACCCCCCTCGGAGACTCTTTTAGCCGGTTCACGAACCGATGGTAAATATTCGGTCTGGTAACAATGAACCCGCCGTGAGAACACTCAAATACAGTGGAAAACCTCTCTGGAATCTCAACCGACTTGCACACAGGAACCATCTGGAATTCCCCCTGAAAAGGGTTGTATACCGCATTAAACTCATTTTTCGTAGTGTGTCTTATGGGGGTAAACACAACGTTAACTACCTTTGCGGACTCCTCTAACGTGGTAGAGTACTCCGTGTCCACCCGATCACAACCTAGCGAAATCGCGAGCAGCATAAATCCCAAGGCACTAACAATAATTCGCATGACTTGTTTATCGTCCCTTCGAAGATTTGGTCACAGTAAATCGACTCCGAATTAGCAGCACTTACCGGTTCTCGCGCAGACGTCGCACCTTATTCGGGTTCCGTTGTCTGTGTCTGGGTGATAATGATCAATACTCGTACCGTAGCAATTGTGGCATACGCATTCGTGTTCTTCTGTCATTTACATTTCGCCTTTCAGATCAAACACAAGATCGCATCTAAAACCAGCATCTTCGCCAGGATATCCTCTGGGGTTGCATATTACTTGACAATTTCCTATCTTGTAATTGTACGTGTCGTGCGCATGCCCATGCACCCATACATCTGCTAACGTAACTAAAGAGTCCATATTCGAGTAAAAACATGGATTTATCCGACTACCCATAAAACGAGGATGACACGATTTTGACGATGGTGCATGGTGTGTAACAACTATGGTTGGCCCAGGAAAGGATTGTTCGAGATTTTCTTTTAGCCAGTTACGATCCAACCAATGCTCTAGCCTAGTATCCTCGGGAGTGATCAACTTGCCGGTGTCGCTGTTGTGAATAACACTAAAGTCGGAGACGTTTGGGGCTGCGTATTCTTTGGCTGCTTCGATAGCGCTTTCTCCATAACACGCAAAATCCGTCCATAGCGTCGCCCCAAGAAATCGAACACCGTCTATGACAATCGACTCTCTGTCGAGAAATGCGACATTCGTACCTTCGAATTTTTTCGCGAGTTTGTCACGCAACTTTGGCCAGGCGTTGGAATAGTATTCGTGATTCCCAGCAACAAACACTACTGGCTTGTCTTTAAAGTTGTCGAGGATGAATTTGGCCGACATCACGCCATTATGCAGATCGCCAGCTAACACAACAACGTCGGTCTCGATCTTAGGCGGGGCAAACTTACTAAACTCGTTATGTAAGTCGCTAAGAATGCGCAACTTCATTTTGTTGTTTGATCGGACTTTGTGCATAATTCCACGATGTAGTCGTAAAGGGCGGATGCTATATCCGCTTCCGCCATCAGTACATATGCGGAATTTGTACCATCCCAGTACCTGCACCTGGAAATAAAGTCGTATTTCCTTTCGTCAAAAACACATATTTGATCAGGCTGTTTGCTACTTACTAAATCTAGTTTGTCGCGCGGAATTGTCAGCCAACCTACATGGCCCGGAAATTCTACGTCGCAACAAGACTCGTAATTATGCCTTACGACACCTAACTTTCCCACCTGCTTTGCAAAAGCTTCTGCATCATACGCAGATGTATCGACGAGCCAATTTCCTGTGAGTCGGACAGTATCCCCAACATGCAAAATATTCATTTACGAATTCCTCCTAAACCAGTTTCTCATCCACGACTTCGGCCACGGCCACCAATAGTCGTCCCAAATAACATCAACGCACAGGTCTATGCTCCAACCGTGTTTAATCTCGGTTAGATAGGCTTCACGTTCAAACTTCCACCTAAAATATGCAAATCCGATAGGTAATGGAAACAGAAAGTAAAGCAACAGGAGCAGCCATCCGTATTTCTTCCATTGTCTAACGTGTACTAGTTCGTGCGAGAGTGTCGCAAGAACGTCATCGTGAAATATTCGATCGGGGTAACCAGAATCGGGCGGATAATAGATCGTAGAACCTATAGTGGTCCACCAGTTTTGAAAAGGTCCCCAAATTCGAGACTTTTGTTTGAATCTAACCATTTACTATTTCGGTAGTGGAGGCGGCTTTACAACAGCGTAGTGGGTAAATGGCCATGGAACATTACCGCAACTTAACTTTTTATTGGATGAGAATGTGTCACTTCCCATTCCGCAACTAATTGTAACTTCGGCTTGTTTGTTTACTATTAAGACATAGCCACGCGCAGGCTTGAGTCGACTACGACACCAAAGCCAGTATTCACAGCTCTTTTTGGGAATTCCGCTGATCCAATCGCTCATAGTTTCGGCATTTCTGCGTCGGGCACAAGATCGGTTTTGTAGAAATCCTTCTCCAGCATAATTCCTACTTCTTCTTGTGCCGGGTCGCATCCACAACTAAGAAATGCGTTTCGCAATTCTGGACGTTCGGCGAGCACAAAAAACGGAACACACTTGTAAGCTGTTATGTTGTGGTTCCCGCTGTGATGAAAGCCACACCAACAAATAACATCTGCGCTAAACCCACTTGTGGAGTTGCCGCAATCTCCACACTTGAATATCGGATCTCCGCCAGGAGTCACGCCGTTACCGGTTACGCATCGAAGAACTCGACCGCCACATCTTCTGCACAAATGATTTTCTATAATCCAGGTTTGTCTTATTATTCTAGTTCTCATTACTCGCGACCAAAAATAACTTCCTTCGAATATTTTCGTCCTGGGGTTCTGGCCTGCGAGGATAAGGAGTCTCTAAACGGCACAAACGGAAGCCAGTCAGCCCCCGAGTTTTCACAGACAACGACTTGACCCGACCTGGACATAGCCCACTCAGCCAATTTATTGTAGTCTATCTTGCAGTATCTATAGTGTTTGCCCATTTTCTGGTACGGCGGGTCAATGAACCATGTAGCTGGTATATCAGGATAATCTTCGTAAGAGCCAAGCACTATTTTCCAGTGCCGAATTTGTTCGACTTGTTCCGACAACCTACGGCGAACTATTTCTCCCCAGAATCTAGTAGGATTTGGCCCTGCGTTTTTCATCCACGAAGATGCAGACTTTCTTGGCGAGGAGACGGCCCCCTGGATCCACCAGCCGATCAAATACTTCGCTTCTTGTGGAATGCTTAAGTCGTCGACAGTTTTACCGTCTGTTATATCCGGT